ATTACTGGTAACAACACAAATTGTGACTACCGGCAATTTGGGCACATTTCTGGGATCGATTTTATCAGATGTTGGCATTGAAATTTCTTAATATGTTCTGAGGCTAATTGTTTAAAAGATCCGTATTTATTTCCGCTAATATTCTTGAAAAACGATATTTGACTGAATAAGAAGTCTTCATTTTTATCTGGAAGCATTAATACACACTCAATTAACTCATGGTGCAATGATTGATCTAAATCATATAACATTAATCTTGGCATTTTGGCTCCACACTTTATTAACATAAAATATATATCCCAATTGGAAAACTTTTTAATAATAATATCCATTGTACGAAGATAATCTATATTTGGCTCAGTAATAAGATGTATTCTATACTCACATATATTTGTCAACATCTGTACCACGATACCATATAATTCATCAAGCTTTTCCTTTTTATCAATATGGAAATTATTTATTACTATAGATACTTGACTAGGCTTTAATACTTGATTAGCTAGTGATAATAACGTTAATTTTAGTTCATCTACTGAGTGTGAGTTTATATCAAGATATATAACTACGTCACATGTGAGTTCAATCTCCTTGTATGCTAATTTAGCTAATTTGTTTGTTCCAAAATTTTTATTTTCCTCCAATTGCTTTTTCGTCCATATTTCGCTGCGTGCCATCAAGCATTTTCTTCCACTAATAATGAAGAACTCTTTATCTTCATCAAAAGCTTCTATAATTTCTGCGTTATTGTTTTGAAACTTTTTTAATAACTTATTGTAACAATCAATTTGTACGTTATTTTGATATAAGGCAAAAATACAATGTTTACAGGGTGTGTTTCGTTTTTTATCTATAACTGTCATGGTCTTTTAACCGTAATAATACTTTTATAGTTTGTGGTTCGTTTTTTAATTATAGTTAGTTCCTTATTTAGAAAATATTCTTCTAAATCATTTATTGAAGTTGCAGATTTTTTTGTCATAGAAGTAGATCCAAATAATAGATTAATTGCGTCTTCCGATGATATGTTATCAGTATAATATGCTCTTGATATTTCAAATAAATCAGTTATTGAAACTGTAAGAGTGCCGCTATGACGAAGCTTTGAACATAAGTAGTCTAGGATATTATTTGTTTCTTGTAGTGAAAAATAATTTAATACATCTAGTACTAAAATCTCTACACATTCAGCATCTAATACAAGATCATCTAAATCTGTAGGCAGTTGATCTTTAATATTTATGTTTATATAGCCATTTAAAGGCTCAGTTTGTTCATTATGAATATTTAATTTGTTCATTTGGTACTAATGCCTCCAATTCTACACTAATTTCTATTGGAAAGTTGATACGCCTTATATTGGATGGAGAGTGTAATTCGTCGTGAAAATCGAACATTGATGAATTAACATTTAAAGATGAAATATAAAATTCTAATTTGCTTATATCTACAAAATGATTTGTAAGTGCTTGTTGATTTTTAATTTTTAAATAATATTGATCTTTCTTGGTTTCTTGTAATTTAATTTCTGGTTTACCAAACTTTTTAACTTCAGTATCACTAGCTTCCCTAACATTACCAATGAATGGTACTGATGCCCCAGCAACTAAAATGTTTGACAAAAATCCTCTTCTACTATTCATGTAATTGTCCTGTGTATATATAATCATTAATCTTATTAAACGAATATTTCCATTGGTACAACTGTTTTTCATTATGTTTCTGCATAGATTTATATGCCTCAATTCCTACTGATTCATTTGCTTTATTGCACAGCTCTTCTAATTTTAATCGTAATTGTTCTGCTTGTGTAAATAGATATCCATTTTTTCCATGTTCTATAATATTCTCCAGTATCTCATTTTTAGGACTTACTACAACACATCCGGCACTCATAGCTTCTATAACTGGATAAGGTATTGGTAATTGTAAATTTCCATTAAGAAATATTCTGTGTGTTCTATACAAATTTAGTAAATCGTCTATCGTTACTGAATTATTTTTGTTTATTATTGTATGGGGTAAACCGCTACATGCAGATTCAACAAAAGCTGTGTTATCATTATTGTCTCTTCCCATAACGCATAGTATCTTATTTTCATCTATTTCGGATTTACGTTTTTGTGAAAACTTACTATCTACAAATGGGTAGATTGTTTCAAAAGTGTCATTGGGTTTAAATCCATTAGTGATATTAATATCACCATAGGCGTATTTTTCATTCTGTTGACTGTGTACATGTATTACTGGTAACTGAAGCTGTTTAGCTATAGATAATCCAATATTCATTTGCAAGTCACGATTATGTATCAATATAGCGTCAAACTCTAAATATTCTGGTAAGTTAATTTTACCATCTTGTGATTGGTTTAAGGTAATAATATTCTTAGGCATTTCATCATAGAGTTGCCACAACTTTATTTGACTCGTACATATGTGATAAAATATACTATTTGGAAATGATTGTGCTAGTACACAATCAAATCTACAATGAGTCGGAAAACATAAAATGTTATATTTGTTATCATTTCTAGTTGAAGCTCTAATTATGCTACTAAGTGCAGTGGTCATTCTTCTATCAATTCCTTTATTAAGTTTCCTACTTTTTCATAGCTATATTTTTTAACTGATTCTTTTGCATTTTCTTGCATCTGTTTCCAAGAATTTTTATCATCTTGCCACATATTATATGATAATCTCATTTTTTTTATTAATTCTAATAAATCTATTGAATCCCAAGTTTCTCTACTCGTATTTAAGTCTGTAAAAGGTATGTGATCACAACCAAAAACAGGCTCCTTTCTACAAGGAATCAACCATCCATTTATTTTATCTTCAATATAATCCGCCATACCACCTGTATTTGAAGCAATAACAGGATTTCCAAATCCTAATGAGTCAAAACATGGAATACTCCATGCCTCTCCAAAGCTTGGCATAACGAAGCAATCGCACACTTGATGAAGCGAGGATAATCTTGATTCTGATAAAAACTTATCTATAATTACTTCCTGTTTATAATTTTTGATTTCAGGATAGAGACGAAGTCCACTTTTTACCTGTTCTATAATATTATTTACATATTGTCTGTCGTTTGTTTTTATTATTAATTCTGTATTTTCTTGTTTGTTAAATTCTATATGAAAAGCTTTAATTAAGGTGTGGAGATTTTTACGTTGGTTAGCTTCTCCAATAAAATAAAATTTAAATGTATTTTTAAGTAAATTTAGATTTAATGTTGGATATATTATATCATATCTTTTAAGATTACATGCGTGAGGAATTATTTTAATAGGCTTGATTACACCACTATTTCTTGTAGCCTCTGCCTGCATATTGTTAAATACTATGATTGTGTCCAAAAGATTAAGGTGTGAAACCCAAGAAGTTGGACGAATACTATGACTTTCAGAAGCAAACATACCAATGTTTTTTTTGAAATTTCCACTGTACTCCATTAAGTGGGGCAAAACATGCTGTATTACAATATCACAGTTTTTAGTTGATTTTTTTTCTAATTCGTGTATTTTACTATTTGGATCTAGTTTTGAGTTATCAAATTTTATACTTCGTGAAGCTACGTCTAATCCGACAGAGTTCATAGCTTCGGCATAATCTTTAGAAGCCTGACCCCAGCCACTTAATTCTCGTGCGTGATTTATATATAGAATTTTCATTATTTTTTTTCAAACCAATTATACATTTAAAAAACCATGCTATCGCATTAAGTCCAGTAATAGATAGTGTAAGACCTTCATTTGTGTATTCTAATGGATAGAACTATTGTATTATATATGATATGATAAATCCTATACATAAAAACATTGCAAACAAATGTAATATTAGCATCAATAGTTCCAGATATTTTAATTTAAATTTAAATTTTTTATCTCTTGACATTTGCCGCCTGTATAAACGGTGGTTTCTCTTGTTCCATTTGTTCCGTTCTTCGAGACTCCCAATAATTTCGATTCTCAACTATTTTTAAGAGATTTTGTACAAGAATATTTCTGTCAAAGTTTTTCCATTCTTGCTTAGTTCCTATTAACGATTGATCACTTAAATACAAGCCTCCAAAGCCTATCTGTTCTTGTCCATAATTTAAGTTTCTTGTCTGTTTTACAGCAAAATATCCAGAAGTCTTATCAGGTCTTCCTAAAATATTCTCAATACACCACGTAACAAACTTTTCATTATCAGGAATATTAGGTATTTGAGATGGTGGTTGATGTAAATTTATTGGAGCGTCCCAGCTTGCATAAGGGGATTCATCAATTAATTTTTCCCATTTTTTAGAAACTTCATCCCAATTAAAATGTTTTAAAGCTCCTTGATGGGCATCAAAACCTTTCTTTTTACGGATAGATTCTGGTAGTTGAAAAAATTTATATAATTTATTTGCAAAATCTTGATTATCAGGATATGCTCTATATGCACCAGTTTCAGATTCTCTAAACATTTTTTGTACATCAATTAATGTACCCTTTAACTTAGGAATCACACTCTCCATCGCACTATAATTTGTCCCCATTACTGGAACACCACAACATGCAGACTCAATTTGTGGCATTCCTTGACCTTCACACATAGAATATTGTACATACAGATCCATACAGTTATAAATTTGAGCTAATACTTGTGGAGGAATTTGTGTTTGTACATGTGGTAATCCACAAGAATCTGTTCCACATTTTTGACAAACTGTTCTAGCCCCGCTAAAATATGAGATAGATATGTGGTTACATTTATCATTTCTACAAAAATAAGTAAATAATATTTTGTTTGAAATATCAAATTCTCTTACAAGTTTAGGTATATCCCATCCTATATCTGGATAGCTTGTGTGACATAGTAGAAAAGATTTGTTGTATAATGTTTCGTTATTATTTTCTTTACATTTATCTAAATATAATCTAAATGCTTCAAATAAATCGGGAAACAGTTTACGTTTTTGATTACGCATTACTGTTCCCACTATTAATAGGTCAGGATCTAAATTGTAAAATTTGCGTAAATCCTTCTTTTGTGGGATTGGCTTGAATATATCATGATCTGCACACGGAGGAGCAATCCCTTTTAAATTAATTAATCCTCCTCCCTCTCTCTTTAACTGTTCTTGTGCCCAGTCAGTATAACTAAATACCATATCGCAATCATTAATCATCATATCAATCCATTCATCCATTTGTGGGATGGAATCACATGGGGCATTCCAAATCCATGAAAAATATTTTTTTAAGGGCGTCTCTGCAATATGAGCATCCATCCAATTATCACGCATTGATAAAACAATATCTGGTTTATAGTCTAATAAAACTTCTTCAAGTCTCCATTCTCCAAACTGATTACTAGGCTTTAACGCATATACTTTCTGACCTTTCTTATCGTTTGATTCTGGCAGATTACAATATATTTTCCATGGCACTGATTGTAGTCGAGGATCAGTAATATGGACATAGCTTGCAAACTCAGCAATTTCTATATTAGGATTTTTAGATAATCTTTGGAGTAGATTTTTCCCATACACAGAGTATCCTGTAGATAGTTCTGTAAATTCTCCACACCAGAGTATCCTTTTTTTTCTACTCAACTATTTGATCCTTCTTCTGTGACTACTTCTTCTGTTAATCTTAATCCACGTGAATTCCACCAAACCATTGGTCCAACAATACTTCTCCTAATATAGGCGGATCTAATTCTATTTTTTAGTTGTTCATTTGTTTGATTTGGAGTTTGATCACATGAAAAATAAACTGCATATCCTTTACTAAAGTAATTTGTATTTAAATTCCAGTAAGTCCATGGTGTTCCATATTGGTATTTAAATTCTTCGTTTGATTGATATAAATTATTAGATGGAGTAATTTCTGGAAAAAAAAGACAATCTGGATACGTTTTTAAAAATAAACTTATGTATGATTCCATGTATTCTTGATTACCTGGACTATCTAGATAGAAAAATCTCATCCCTAATGCATATGCCCAATCTATTCTAGGCTTAAGATAGTTAAAAACTAAATCTCTGTCTATTGGAACTTGACCTAGATAATATGGACATTCTCTAGTAAATACTCCACGTGGATAGCTAGTTGTTATTAAGCATCCTGGAATTAATCCTGCATCTAATAACATGTTCATCATACGTTCAAATAATGGTTCTGGTGCATCAGTATCTCTCATACGATATTTTAAAGGTTCTGGTAACTGATCAGGATTTTGGTATTCAATTCTTTCTAATTGTGGATAGTGCTTTGGAATAAATCTATTTGTTAAACTGTGTATATAAACACCCTGAGCATTAATTTTTTGGCAATTAGTAATTACTCTCTTTGTTTCAGTAATAGCATTTTTAATAAAACATTTTTCATCATCTACATTTGTTAATGAAAATAGACCATCAAGATTATTTTCAGTAACATTTCTAGCTATATGCCACATTCCGATTGGCCGTCTATCATTCCATGTAAAATTCATAAACCCGTACCCATTATTTTTGTTGGTTCTGGATAACCATAAAAGGTTCCTGAAACTGGTATATTATCTAAATTGTAACTTTTTCCCGTTGTTACTTCAAGTTTTAAAGAAAAATACTTATCTAATACCTTAGTGAGTACCCGTTCTAATTTTTCTTCAGAAGTTTCTGATAGACTTTTTTCTTCATCTTTACTAAAAGGAATTATAGGGGTTACTACCGCAGCCCCGAAGAAATGTCTACGATTCATCGTTTGCATTCTCCGTTCTATTTTTATGAAGACGACGATATAGTTTATCGAACTCATTAACTCTAAATTTCATTTTTGATCGTTTCTCTCCAGTGTTACGATCTTCCCATTGATGATTCTTCGCAGTACATTCCACTTCAATACGATCACCCTTATTAAAATTCTTTGCAATAAATTCCGCCCCTTCGGCCCAAACTTCTATTTCAATCCACGTTGTTTCACTACACTTTTCACCATTTTTCTTAGTATAGCTTCTATTAATAGCTAGAGGCATATTTAATACAGCTACATCATTTTCTCCAACACGCTTTAGTTCAGGATCACTACCTAAATTACCCTTAAAACGACAAGAATTTTCAAGTGACATTATACTTCTCCTTGTAAAATAGCTAACAAAATAACTGCCCCATCCACAACATCTTTTTCTTCAGACAGTTCTATTAATTCATCTATATCAACTCCATTAATATAACCTAAAAATATTTCGTATAGATACATCTCCTTTAATTTTAGTTCATTGTTTATATCTGGTATGATTTTAAATAATAATTCATATTTAGATGTGCTTTCTATATTTTTAGAATCAAAACATTTTATTAAATTAATATCATATCCAATTGATAAACAATGTGCATAAATATCTGCCAAAATAATAAGTTTAGTTGAATAAGAAGAAATATTTATTTTAGCATTATATTCTGATATATTTGATATCACTTCAATACTATGTGTTTCTTTGTTAATTACCGATATTTTATATTTAATTATTAATTTTTCTATCTGCTGTAATAGTAGTGAGTTTTGCGGAAAATGTATCTCACATATATTTTCTCCACTTTTAAAATATGCATTTAGTGCATAATCATTATGTTCAAGGAAATCTTGCAATGGCTTTAGGTCAATTTGATACATTACTATATTATAACTCCTTATTCAATTTTGTCAACTATCTGTTCCAAATTTTTGTAATAATAAATCCCCCCTTCTTACTAATCTGCACTTTCATTGTAACTACAGTATTTTCTTGTAATTCTAACTTATATTCTTCTAGTTGTGATGAAAAAATTACAAGTCCATCTAATGTGCAAGTTTTATCCGAAACTGTCACAAAAGCCATTTTTGAACCTTTGTTTTTTCCATTTTTAATAATATAATCATTGATAGTTTGTATTTCTACACCAAGAATAATGTATTTAGATTGACATCCATCTAGTAATTCCTTACATGTGTGTGTGACTCCTATAACATTATGTGTGTCTAATCTATCATAGGTGAGTGGTATACCTAATAAGTGATGTTCTTTATTAATAATCCAGTCTGGATCATCTTTTGTTGAACTTTCAGGATTTTTTAGTGATTGTACTTGACTTTTCACTATTTCAGAACGATTTTTATTATGTGTTCCACCGCCATTCTTTTTAGTAGGTAACAATTTTTCTAAAATATCAATAAATGACCCAATATCGAAATTTTCTTGAACCCATTCCTGCTCCTTTTTAGATAAGGATTTCCATATTTTATATTCTGTCAACATTTGTGTTCTTGTTTTTTCAAAATAATCTAATGATCCTGATGAGATTAAAGCTTCTATTACTCTTGAACTCACTACATTAGAATCATAAATTATAAATGATTCCCAATGAAAAAGCGAGTACTCGCATGTTTCTTGTATGGGATTACGTTGTAAACTTAGGGGAAGAGAAGAGATTGATAGGGCCATAGAATTAAAATATACTTCAGGCGATATCAATTTTTTAATAGATGATTCACCAACCCCTTTGATATGTGACAAGCCGTATGAAATTGTATTATCATGAATTTTAAAGTCAATATTTCCTTTAAGTAAATTTGGAGAATTAACTCTTATTCCTAAAAATTTAGCATCTTCAATTAATTCTCTAATTTCAGTATATTTATCTTGCTTATTTTTTGCTCCGTTCAACCAAGAAACAAAGAACTCTATTTTTGAATGCGACTTAATATAAGCACACCAATAAGATTCTAATGCATAAGCTATTGCGTGCGATTTATTAAAAGAGTAGCGTTGAGATTTTTCTATCCAATCAAAAAGTTCTTCTCCTTTCTCTTTTGATATTTTCCCAGATTTTTCACATCCACTTATAAATTCTTCACGCAATACTGTCATATCCTTTGCTATCTTTTTACCAATTGCTTTTCTAAGTTTATCCGCTTGTTGAGCTGTGAAGTCAGCAATTTCCATAACAATTCTAATCGCCTGTTCTTGATAAGTGAGGATTCCATAAGTTTTCCTTAAAATAGAGTCTACTATAGGATGATATTCTGGTATTTCTTCTAGTCCATTTTTTCTATCTGAGAAATGGTGGGTTAAACTTTTTCCTTCCAGCTTAGATTTTAGAGTTCCTGGTCTAATTACACTTATGACGGCAGCAAGTTCTTCAATGGATCTTGGTTTAATATTTCGACACCACGTTTTACCTAAATTTGTCTCAAGTTGAAAAACTCCTTTCGTATATCCGCTACATAATAAATCCCAAACTTTAGGACAATCAAGTGGAACCTTGGTTATATCTAATTTTGTTACATTGCAATAATCACAATTCATCTATCCAATCCTTATAAGCCGACCAAACTTTGGTATCATTTAATATTTCAGAACCCGTTTTGACGATTAGATCGTTGGGATAATGTAAGCGTCTATCTAAAAGATTTATAGCATTGTTTATTCCATTATATTTACATGCAATTAAAAATCCCATAGCTGATGACCGAGATACACCAGCCTGACAGCAAGAAACAAGTTCGTCCTTGTTTTCAGCCCAATCTAATGCGCTTTCTACATGAACTCTTGTTGGAAAAATTAAAGGTTTGCTAATGTGTCTAGATAAATAATCAAGTCTTCTTTTATAATTGTCTTTTATTCCATAGATATCATCAAACATCATATGAAAAATATTTGATTTATTAATATCTATAAAACGATCAGCATCATCTTCCCCTAAAAGAAGAGTTGGTAAATTAAGATTATTAAAATGTAATATGTATGTAGCACGACTACATATATGTATAGTTTTCATTTATTTTTACCAAATTTTACATTAGCTGCACATCTCCTTGTTAACTTCATAAACTTTATAAATATCTCAGCAGTAACTTTTACATCATCAAGTGCCGAGTGATCTTTTCTCTTTTCCATTTCAAGTAATTCTATCATACTATCTAGTTTTAGATTTTTAATAACTCCGGTGTCATAACACCAATGAAATATTAGAATCATAGTATCTAAATATTCGGGAATAAAAGAAAATAAAGATTGTCTATCATATTTTTTGTCCCAGGGACCGTATTTTTTACACAATATATTAAGAAATTTCAAGTCAAAAGCGACATTATGACCCATTATTATGGGAGCGGTCCAAGTAGTTCCTTTAGAATTATATTTATTTACATAGGATACAAAACTTTCCCATGCAACCTTGGGATGGATTTTATCTTCTAAAGATTTTAATGTGATACCATGAACAGCTTCAGCTCCTTTTGACCAATTTGCTGGTTTTTGTGGTTTGATATAAACGTCAAAAGTATCATCTTTTATTTCCAGGGTTCGTGGATCTATTACACAGGCGGAAAGTTGAATAATCTCATTATCTTTAATTGACAAGCCAGTAGTTTCTGTGTCTACACAAATTATATATTTATTATTCATTATTTATTTTATCCAAAAATATTTCTAATATTTGTTCTATATTTAAGCTCTGGATGTTTTATTGCTAGACAATTTTTTTTAATGACTTTGCCAATCGTACCATGGAGATAATTCTTGTAATGCTTCTAATTTGGATTTTGCAGATTCATAATTTTTAACTAATTCATTGGCACTTTCAACAATATCATTATGTTCTCCAATTCCGCATGGTGCGTCAATATAAACTAAAAAATTTGTCTTAGCTTTTTGAGCCTCCGCTTCATATTGAGTTCTCAATGCATCAACTAGTCTTGTTTTATGTTCAGACATTTTTAATCCTTTTCGTAATAAATAAAGTATGTATTATTAACTTCTTGATATTTAATTTTTAGATGAGTTTTTCTTGTTTCCCAAATTACAGGAAATTCTTTTACTTTAGTAATTTCTCCTTTCCTATTATAAGTGAAGTAGTTATCACTTAATCCTTTTTCAATAAGAATTCGTTCTATACATTTAGCATCCTCTAGTTGTTGCTTTGTTAAAGATTTATCTATTTCAATTTTCATTGTCTACGACTACTAAATATGGATGTTCTACGAAAATTTCTACTTCTGGATTTATAACGAATATTACAACTTCTGCAAGTTCTCCAGCTTTTATATTCCATTCAACTTTTGAAATTCCTTCTATTAGTTCTCCAGTCTCTGCATTTACTATCTTTGTTCCTTCAGGACGCATTGATCCATCACTAATAAGTTTAAGTTTCATTAATTAGCTCTTGTGCATTTTTTAGTTTGTCTAGCGTATTTAGCCCAAGACAATCAAATTTAACTAATCCTACATCTTCACATTCGTTCATCTCAAATGATGTAATCATTTCATCACTTGATTTATCCTTAATCATTGGACAGATATCAGTAATTGGTTCGCTTGATACTATAACGCCGGCAGGATGCTTTGACGAAGATTTGTATACTCCTTCTAGACGGTAAGCCTGTTCAAATCTTTTAGAATATTCTCCCTGATATTTACCATTCTCATCAAGATAACACCACTCTTTTAAGTCGTTGCCTCTATGTTCAAGTGCCCACTGAATAATACTGGACTTTTTCCCATCTTGTCTCATAACTTCTAGCTCATCAGAAATGGAAGATTCTTGTGGTAAGAATGATGTAATTTTGTTCATCTCGGCAAATCCACATGTATTATGTGCACGCAACACTTCTTTTAATGCTCCCCGTCCCATGAGACGACCAAATGTGACCATCTGAGCTACATGATCGTGACCATATTTATCTCTTATATAAGTAATAGTTTTTTCCCGTTTGTCAACCTCAAAATCTATGTCAATATCGGGAAGTGCCACCCTATCCTCTGTATTTCGCCCAGCATTATAAAATCTTTCAAAAATTAATCCATATTTTATTGGGTCAACATCCGTTATCTCTATTAAGTAGGCTACTAGACTTCCACCGACAGAACCTCTCGCTGTTCCCACTAATCCGTGTTTTTTAGCATCAATTACATAATCTTGAACAATAAGAAAATAACTAGCAAGATTAGCTCCCTCAATAATATTAAGTTCTTTTTTAACTCTATCGGCATATTCTATATTAGTGTTATCAATACCTTTTTCTTTCCAGCCATTTCTACATAATTGTCGCAGATACTCATTGTCTGATTGATTATTAGGACACTTAAACTTAGGAAGCATAGGTCTATTTAGAATATCATACTCTTCACACATATCCGCAACAATTTGTGTATTATTAATCTCTTCATGAGTAAATCCCATGTTTTCTATTTCGTCCTGCGAATGCAGGTAATAATTTTTAGATGCGAAAAATCCTATATTTTCCATCTCTGACAATTTTTTACCTGCACTAAGTGCCAGTAATAGTCTATGATCATCAACATCTGTTCCGGGTGAGCAATAGTGAGGATTCGTAGTGGCTACACATTTTAAATCAAAAATCTCAGCCAGCTTTTTCATCATGTTTGATGCATATAGTTGTGCCGGCGTTTCTTCTATATCGTGTAGTTGGACTTCTAAGAAAACGTTCTCCTTACCAAATCTTTTGATGTATCCTTCAATATTTGTTGCAATATGTTCATCTGCATCTATATCAATATATTCTTTTATAGCATCTGCGTCTTTAAGATTATAGGCAATGGTTGGATTCGTAAACATCAAATCCGTAGTATGACAACCAATTCTACCTACAATACATATTAAGTTTTGTCCTAGTGGTTCTTCTAATCCTGATACAACTTTAATAAGTTTTTTCCAGCCATTTTTGTTTTTAGCAATTAGGACAAAGTCTTTAAACTTGGAACCGAGTAGGGGTTTAATATTGGCTGCTTTCGCTGCCTTGAAAAACGGAACGGCTCCCGATATAGAAGTATCATCGGTTAAGGCTATTGAAGTATATCCTAATTCCTCAGCTCTTTCAACTATTTGTTTTGGTGTATTTAGACCCCGTAAAATACTGTAATGTGAATGAGAACATAGTAGATTAAACATTTTTACTTCTATCTTTTTGTAGGTATCTTTTAGCATTTTTAACAAAAGTCGCATCTTCTATGAAACCTAATCCTACATTACATCTATGACATAGCAATCCTCTCATATGACCTTTTTCATGACAATGGTCAACACGCCAATTCTCATGTTCAAATTCAATTTTACAAATATCACATGAATTATATTGGATAATAAGATATTTTTGTATAATTTGTCGTGCTAAAAATACTTGATCCTTTGTCGTTAGTTGTTTATCTAGGTTGAAATAGCTATGTTTTATGTGTATATAAATTTTACAGTTTTTACACCGACCTTCCCTTCCATCTTTGTGCTCTTTGTGTATCACGAATTCCTTTATATCTTTTATTTTATTACAATACATACATTCTTTTGACCCCTCCATTTTTGGAGGATATTTTGGTGCTATATTTCTAGCATATTCTTTCGCACAATTTTTACACGAATATTGAAATCCTGCACCTTTTTTATAAAAATATTCCGATGTTAAAAGAAATTCTTTTTTACACCCATAACATTTTCTAGTTTCCACTACTACCAAAGCCTTTCCCCCCTCTGTTAGTATCAGTCAGTTCATCAACTTCTTCAATTATAGGTAATTCCACCTTCTGAATAATCATCTGTATAATTTTGTCACCTAAAAATATTTGCTTAATTTTGTCAGAATGGTTAAATAGGTATACTTTAATATCTCCCCTATAACTAGCATCAATTACACCAGCAAATCTGTGAATACCTTTACTACCCATTCCAGATCTATCCCAGAGAAGACCAACATACCCATCCCAAATCTCTACTGCGATACCTGTAGAGTATAACTTTCCAGTTCCAGGGTGTAATGACCAAGAAATATTTGAATAAAAATCCAAACCTGCATCCGTTGAATTAGTCCTAGTAGGAAGTTTTGCTGTTTCGGTTAATCTTTTAACCTTTAAACGTCTTATATAATCGTAATCATAATCAGACATCACGTTCCTTTTACTTTAAATTAAGTTCAATTCCAGTTTTTCTTTTTATCATTTTTGATATACTTGATAGCATTTTTAATTTTTATTTTAAAGTCATCATTAACATTAGGAAATAATTTCCAATCAATTTTGTCATGTCCAGTATATACAAATAATTCTAAAATAGGTAATATATACATATTGCACGAATTACATAATATTCCTCTTACGTGACCATTACTATGACAATGGTCTATTTGACCTTTATTCTTAAAGACGTTTTTACAAATAGGACATATATTTTTTTGTTCTTTTCGTAACTTATTTACAATCTCTGAAACATAGTTTACCTTTTCTTTATTGGATTTAAATTGTATAGTTAAATGATTTAATGTTCTTTTTGCCGCTCCTAGATAATTACTACAATTTTTACAATATGATTGTCGTCCATCATTATTTGAATAGTTTTTATTAAAAAGTGTTCTATGTTTTTTTTGTTCGCAATATATACATGTTTTATGTCCTGATGTTTGTGGTAAATGTCTAGGTTTACGTAGTTTGTTATATCGTTTCCAACATTCTTTACATTTGTTATGAAATCCACACTTTTGACTTTTATCCCTATGATAGAAGGATATGGATAATGGAAATATTTTTTTGCACTCAAAGCACTGTAAAGTTTGTGACATCTTTATGATACCTTTCTGTGGTTATGTTCATTCCTTCTTTTTTAATTTTTTCATGGACAGATTCACACATACACTTGTTTTCATTAGGAAATGAGGTCTTAGCAAAAGAGCATAATTTTTTACAACGCCAATCTGTTCTATTATATGATAAGAGCTTTGGTTCCTCTATATCTCTAATTCTGTGAAACCTTTCTTTTAGTTTGTTCTCAACAAACTCTTTTTTCTGTTGATTGAACGGTTCTAAAGTAAAAGGGCCACCATCTTTAACATAGAAAATTGTTACAATAATTGTTTTGATATCAGGAAATAGGCGTGAAGCCGCATAACAATATATTAGAAGTTGCATATCTTTATTCAAATCGTCAATTGTTTTCTTTTTTCCTGTTTCCCAATTTTTTCGTTGTCCAGTTTTCCAGTCTACTATATGTATAACTCCTTTTTCAGGTATAGTAATCATATCAATAATACCACGCATTCCGATATATCCAACTTCGCCTTCGTGTTCATATTTTGCCCAATCTTCCATGATTAGAAAATCAAAATATTTTTCCGTTTCAATTACATTGAGGTTTCTAGGGTCATACATTCCACAGTCAAGAACTTTATACATTAATCTTTTACATTCTTTTAAGTCTTTTTCATCATAATCATGGTGAGATAGAAATACACAGTGAGTATAGGCACGAAGAATTATATCATCTGGATCTACCGGAAGAACACATAAGCCAATATGGTCGTGTGTGAAAGATTTTTCCCCTTTAATTTGTGCAATTTTTTCTAGTCCTAGGCATTCTAATGCATCATGCACTATATTACCTATTTCTGCCTTTTTACCAGATGGTTCCCTATAGCCTAATCCATAAGATATATAGAACTTTTGCTCACACCAAGATACCGCATTATAGGAACTAGGACTTAGTGATTTAACAATCATACTATCCAACCCCATTGAGTAAGAATTTCTTTAACATTCTGATTTTGTTGAGAAATAGTCATTTCGTGATTATCTATAATCCAATCAAAACTTTCGAAATCATCTAATGATATTTCACTAGCATGTGTATCTACGTGAATATTTCGTGCTAGTTTTATAACTTTTCCTCTAACTTTTTGAATACCAGTTACTTCATTTGGAAATCGACAATCGGTAATCAATGCTAGGGGCACCTGTTCATATTTAATTTTATTCAGTGTTGACTGAATCCAGCAGTTATTAAATATTTTACGACACACATCTGTTCCCCACAGTTGAAGAAACTGTCTCGCCGTGATCTTTTTATTACCACATTCTTTTAGGTTTTTAAATCCAAACTTCTTTCTTATTTCTGGAAACATATCCTTCCAGTAATATTGTGTCTCACTATTTTTTTGTTCGTTTGTTCCGAAACATTGTTCTTCTGTTAATCCAAAAAGATTAATGCATATCTCCTTGAGAGTATCGGCAAAACTGTATAATTTAACAAAGGGCCAAATATGCTCCTCTAACCACCTTTGCCACAGGGGATTACGTGATGTAAAATCTAAAACGCCCTCTTTATCAAATGTAGTTTCTGTTACTAGATTTCCATTGGCATCTATGCGAAAATGTCTTAAAACTCCAAATGATATAAGTTCTTCACCGGCTATAAAATTAGCAGCGGTGTTCTTTCCAGACTGTTTTTTTCCAGCAAATGCTAGTATTCTTTGCATTATTCACCTAACATTTCCTTATAAATATTTTTTATTAAATTAAATGATGGTGCTATATCTTTAGTAATTTCATCACTATTGAGCAGTCCTGGATCATTAGCATCAAATGTAGGAAAATATAGTCTATAAAGATTAGAATACTCTTTTCTAATTTTTTCGGATGCTATGCGTCCCGGTTCATCTTTATCCAACATTATGATAAGTGTTAATACTCCTATTTTATTTAGCTTTACTAGCTGAGTATCGCTAAGAGTGGTGCCAAATATTCCAACAACATTTTTAATACCATTTTCAACTAATCGTAAAACATCAGTTGGCCCCTCTGTTAGAACTGCACACTTTTTTTTCTTTATTTCTTCTTTGGCATACCAATAATTAAATAGATGATCTTGTTTAAGAAATCCTTTGGAGTGTATCCACTTACTACTAATGAATTTATCATAATCATTTTGCGGGCAATTACCTTGATGATAATATTTACAATGATTGCATAGTTTAAAAATGCTGCGCCCAGTGCATCCTAACATAAATTTACCATCATCATCATATACTGGTATTACTATACGATTATACATTGTGGGCTTATGTTTATTTTTACAAAGCCCAATATCATATTTGTTAAGTAATTCGGCAGAAAATCCTCTATCAATATAGTACTGTGGCGGAATTGTTAACCTAGGCCTTATCATTTCTCGTGTGATTCCAGTATTCTGTAAGCGTCCGTTATTTTCAAATGACGCAACCTGATTTATAAAGTTACGTTTTTCTAGTGCTTCTTCATCTATTTTAAAAGTGTTATGATCTATTTTTAGTTTAGATTCAATATATTTTATTGTTTCAAAAAAGGAGGCTTTAGTGCCATTTATATTGGATAGAATGCCACGTATAAGTCCTAATATACTTACTCCATATTCTTGGTGGCAAAGGTGTGTCCAACAAGCAAACGTTCCATAATATGGATCGTCTTTATCACACTTTACATTACACGCAGTTGGATTATCAGCTTCTTTATGTATAGGGCAAATTCCACGATACATTTTTCCAACTTTATGCATCTTAAAACCAAGTTCGTCCATGAATAGTTCAAAATTATCCATAGCCATATTTGACAATAGTATAAGTTTTTCTTTATCATAGTGATAATTTTTCGTCTGGTTTTTCAAATTTAAATTCTGATTGTACATTCAGCTCACTTTTTGCTCCAACTTCCTGAATATCACAAATGTCACCACGAAAATTCATTGATACATAATCACCAAATGACATACCAGGACCGTGTCTCGTCATCACTTGTACCATTTTTCTGTTTCCATTATTTGGCCCATCTTCTGCTAGTTCTTCTGGTGTCTTAGGTTTAAAAATACTAAACGAAGTACAAAACCACGAAAGCCTATCTGACATACCTATAACCGAGCTAGATTCTTCATTGATTCCATCTCTATTTAGTTGTAAAAATGATAGGCATGGTAATTTATACTGGATACATAAATCATTTAATTCAGTTAGCTGAAATCCTAATACTTGATGTTCTTGTAGGGATGATGATATTCCTTTGGCATTCATTAATTTAAAATAATCGTATATTAATAATCCATTATTCCCCATTCCAACATTACGCATAAACCATCTACGAACAATGGATAATATGTCTTTAAAATCACGACCAGCAACACTAATATATTTATACGGTAAGGATTTTAATTCGCTGCCCGCATCTTTTATTAAGAGTTTTTTTCTAGAATCTTTTACATATTGTCCAGTTTCTATCTCATCTTTTGAAATCCTCGATAATTTAGCTAACATTCTATTCCAGTGTTCTTCAATTTCCATTTCTGTATCTAGTAAAAGAACTGGTATATTCAAGTTTTTTGATACATAGATTGCGGTATTATCTGCAATACTACTCTTTCCAACTTTTGCTCTTGCTCCTATTAGAGTAACGCCCGTTCTTACTCCACCACCAATTGATTGGTCATATCTTGGATATCCAGTGGGTATTCCCATTGATTGGGTTGGATTTTCTTCTAAATATTTTATATAATCTTCTATTCCATTGCCAAAAGTTACTGGTTCATTACTATTATCTGTCAAAGAATTACTAATCTCATAGATATTATTTTCTGCTATTCCTATAATATCTGATAACGATTCATCACCCCGAATTTGTGATATTTTACTTTTAGAATCTTCTAATTTTATTAAAAGTTTTCGAGCAATTTCTAATCGTTTTATTCTTTTAGCAAAGTCTCTAACATTAGATAGTTCTACCTGTGTAGAAATTATTGCTTTGAGATGTTTTTTTTCTAAGGACTTTTCAAAGAATGATTTGAACCCAAGGGAGTTAGCAACTGATATAATAGTTAAAATATCTATAGTTTTAGGTTGACTATCTTTATAGATATGGTTTAAACAGGTAAATAAATATTGATTAGACTCTATTGTGAAAGATTGACTATTTAGAAGATCGCTACAATCAATGTATCCATCTAATCCGTGCTGAATTATTCCAGCTAAAACGCCCCTCTCTGAAGCAGCATCACTTAAAAGCATAATTTACCCCTGTCCACAACAACTACTGCAACGATATTTTACTTTATCTCCATAATATAATGTAGATGCAATTACTTCTTTTTTAGAACACACCCCGCATGTTACTTTAACAAATCCAGCCTTTGGTCTATGATGAATATTTCCAGGGGCACCAAGATGGGGTTTTATAGAAACTCTTAGCTCTGGAGAAATACTGAAATCATCATTAAACTTATTTTGCCTTGGTTTTGCTACAAATAGCTCTTTTCTTCCATAATTTTTTTCTTTTTCTTCAACTAGTTGTTTGCCAGTTTTGAGCTCTTCTGTCGTCACATTTCCCGGTGGCGGCATTTTAACAATATTTTTTATATACGGTTCTAAATCTGGCTTAGGTTCCGGCGGTGGTGGAGGAAGAGTTGCTGTTTGCTGCTGTTTAATCAAATCTATTAAAATATCCAGTTTTTCTTCTACGTCGTTTTGCCGCTGTGTTAGTGTTTTTTTCTTAGTCATTTATTTCTTCTTTATATTTATATGCGACTAATATTTTTGTAAAACTTCTTCTATCCATTTCTTACTCCCATAATTCCCGAATAAATCTTAGAATGAAACGATACACGTGTCGATAAAAAATCTATCGTGTTTAGTTTTGCCCTTGCCACCCCTTGTATCTGATATAGTTTTCTGGTATAGTCATTTGCTTTTATTGCCTTCATTTTCCGTTCTTGATATGAGTATCCCTGATATTGGTCTACTTGATCTGCTATAGTTATATTAATTAAACTTTCAGCCCAGTCAATCGTTGATTTTTGTGTATTTTGTTCACTTTGTAAAAACATAGCAAATCTACTCAAAATAACGGCAGCTTCTGCATTTTCATCTCTAGAAAGCTTCTTAATCTTTCCCGCTTCTATATTCAGGTAGAAATCTACTTTAGACTCTTTTTTGTAAGTTGGTAGATTGAGTGAATTCTTATAATCCTGTAACATCTTATCCACACGAGACTTATGCTCTTCAGCTAGTGAGGATTGCTCCCCATTCTTTTTGTCTATCATAGGGAAATACCACTAAACGAATTTTGTTTAAATTGCACCACTGCTCCTTCTTCAGATCTCGATTCTGTGATTTATAATATGCTAGTTTGTCATTAAAGAAATGAGGGTTGAACTTATAGTGTTGTTCACCATGGACCTCGATTGCTAAATTTTTATTACAAATATAAAAATCTATATATAAGCTTTCACCGGGAATTGGAACTTCTTCGGCAATTAGATACATAGAAAATTGTAACTTCAACAGTGCTCTAGCTTTAAGGTGAAGTTGTGATCTAGGTCTTTCATCATTGGATTTTGGTAGATATTTTGATAGATTTAAAAAATGTTGTTTACCGCTAAGATCTTTTACAAACATTATCATTCTATATTTTTTGATTTTATCCAGAATAAAAATTTTTGTTTATTATATTTATCTTTTTTACTAAGATTCTCTAATTTACATGGAACTTTCACATCAATATCTCCTTAATTTTAGTTTCTAAAAGCATATAAGCCTCTGAATTTTTTAGTAGGAACTGATACATCTTCTCTTTTCCCTGTATTATAAATTCTTTCTTATCTTCAGATAATTTATCTAAAAATGGAGAAGTGATCCATGCACCCTTTTGTACTAAGATTCCACAATCAAGACCAATATTCATAACTTCATACATCTTATCTAATCCAATGCCATATCTTATAAATCCCGTAATTTCATTTCCTGGGCCACAAAGCGGGGAGCACTCACAAATCCAAGTAAGTTCTTGACCAACTGGTTTATCACTATTTTTAACAAAGGAGAATTTCTTAATCTTAAGTTTAGTATCAGTAATATACCGAATCGCATTTCCAGATTTTTCTACCATGCTAGCACCATATCCGGAAGGATTCGCTTGTAATTGTAAGATACAGATAAATATAACATCTTGGACCGGCAATAAATTAGAAATCTTACGACAGAATTTTGCTAATAACTTAGGACCATCCGCCCGTTGCATTTCATCCATTCCAGCGGTTAGTTCCGCATTGGTACAAATAGCACCGGCACTATCTAAGATGATTACGCATCCAGGATGACTCTTAATTAGATGTTCAGCAATAGCTAGATATTTTTCGCCCGTTAGAAGATTTCCTTTTTGAGACTCAATAATTGTAAATCTCTTTGGATCTAATCCTTTAATTCCAAGGAGGTCTCTACTACGGAGCCTAGCCTCTACATTTAAATAATAAACCCATCTATTACCATATTCGGATTTTTGACAGTTGGATGCTATAGATAAAGAGGTCAAGCTTTTTCCAGCTTTTGGGGGACCAGATAATGTGATGAAAGACCCACTAATAATACCCCCTGTAATTAGGTCAAGTGCGGGTGAAATTGGAATGACTTCCTGTTTCTTACTTACTAAGTCAAATCCTGTTGTGAGTTTAACTCCATAATCTTTTGATATTTCTTTTTTAATTTTTTCCAGTGGATCAATAATAGGTTCAGGCTCTACCGTTTTAGTTTGACTCATAATTCATCCTTAATACTATGCTTAGCAAATCTTTTACGGGGCTTCGTATCTTTAGATACAGGCTTTTTATTCCAAGTTTTTGACAGAGATTTCAGTGTTTCATCATATTTCTTCTGCTCAATTTTAATAAGTGGTTCTAATATAAAATTAGCCCCTAATGAATACACGTTTCTCGTTTCACGTTTATTGAGAGATTTAACAATGGGGGCAATATCGTATTTTTTTAGTAGCCTATTAGCATGTAAGATTTGAAGCTTAAACGTCTTCTTCCATTCCGGAAGATTCCAGAATTTATTAGGCAAGGCTTTTTTATCTTTTTTCGCTACTTTTTCACAAACAAGTTCTACTAAATATGCGGCAGGAGTTATCCAACCTCCACCATGACGAGATTCAAAACAGCACTTATCCGTTCTTTTTGTAGCCATAATTTTTAAAATATTCTCCTATGTCAAATAAATCTTTAGAAGTTAATGACTCATTCTAGGAAATTTCTTCTATCATTCATGATAATTCCTTATTAAAAGTTTCTCGTACCTAGAAACGGGACGCACTTCTTTTCTTTCGGGAATATGTGTTAATCCCGGTAATCTCCACCAATTTACATGAACAAGGTTGCCACGTAATTTGCCTACCACATAATAATTATGAGGAGTTTCCCCAGGATGGGCGGATAAACCCTTAGAAAATGTATATCCATCAGCGGAACCGCTGATTTTTATGGTATTGTTATTATAATTGAAAGATAGTTTTACAATTGACAGGTTGTTACTTTCAACGTAGTTTTTGAGGTCTAACCATATATGACCATTATTAAGGTTAAGATGATTCCAAAGTTGATCGTCTTCATGAAATACTGAGTTATCTGAAAGTTTTACTGTCCAACACAAGATAATCCCCTAATTAAATATCATCATTTATAATATTCATCACACATAATTCCTTGATTATTTTATTTTATGAATATTATTTTTATATTTAGTTTCTAGGGATGTTTGTTCTTTTCTTCTAAGATCACTATATTCTGATGCCCCTTCTGTTAAAATCGTTACACCTTCAATATGTTCTTTATTTTCAAGACTCATCATCTTTTCCATACGACTTTTCTCCGTAGCATTCTTAACCTTGGTGATTTCATCCTTTCTCTTATCACTCAATGTTTCTAAATACTTGTTTATTTGTGGAACGGTCCTATGTATATCATCTGCTATAACTTCAATAGATAATATTTTAATTTGACTATCAATATAGAATTTTTCGGATTTTGAGAGTGGACCTCTTCGTCTTTCAGCCATTGATATTTCTCCTATTTAATTTTGTGGATGTCACTATTATATTTTGTATCTAATGATAATTCTGCTTTTGTAGGATTTACATTCTCATAGGCATTAATATTTTTCCTTTGTTCTACAGCACGTAGAAATCTAGGATTTTTAGTTTTAAGAAACTTAATATAGATATCAAAAGTAGGCCGAGAAACTTCTCTAAATTTCCAGTATTTATCTCCCATTCGCCTATTTTTACTTGCCATACCCGTTTCTTTATTTGTTGGATCAAATACTTCACCACGCTTTCCAACCATGATATGAAAGAAATATTTATCGTTTAAAATAGATAGGACAGCATGAATATCTTTAGGAGGATCTAATATTTCACCCATAGGAAGAAACTCTGTCATCACAGAAGTTCCACAACTATTAAAATAAGTTCTAGAAATTGATTCTTCTTCGATCTCGGTTAGTCTTCCGGTTTTTGGATTAATAAAACTCATTATATTCTTCCCGTCTTAATATAATTTTCTTTTTCTTTTTTCGTAGCTCGTTGTAGCTTCTTTTTTGGTTTGTCGTCTCTATACCATGGACGCTTAGTACTTAGTTCAACTCTTTCCATTCCAGAAGGTAGTTCCGATGGATGTTTATATGATTTATCATTTTGAGCCCTCTTTTTATCTTCAAGCTCATATGTTCCCATCTTATCAGTATTTCTTGCTGCATGTAGTCCCAGCGTTTTAGCATCGTTATAGACATAAACATGTGGTGCAAATATTACCCTATGAAGCTTGGGCAACTTACATTCTGGACATTTACGCTTAGCTCTAGCGTGATAATCTTGTTTTAGCTCAAAATTGTATTTACAGTTATCACATTGATATTCATATATGGGAATTTTATTTATCCTTCCACACTTTATTATTACTAATCATTTACTGATTCTTCTTTCATAATACTTTATACCCCGGAAAATAACCTACGTCCCGTTTTTGAGACTAACGTCCAATTTTCCTGTTTATGTTTTGTAGCAAATCTCATATTTTTAACTGGAACTCCAAAAAACGTTTCATTCTTTGTGTATATGGTATTTTTCTTGTAAGTATCATATTCAATAAGTTGTTTCCGTAAGATAAATGCTGCTGTATCGTAGGTTGCATTAAACATTAATACAAATTCAGCTTTACTATCTATATACTTAATAGCTGGGAAATCTATAGTTTTCCATTGGGGCTGCCAAGATCCAGATTTCTTCCAGCCCCGCTTACATTCTACCTCTATTGCAAGAAGTCCGGGACCACCAAGAGGATTTTTTAGTTGAAGAGGGTCTAGTATCATTACTTCAATGTCAAAGTTTTTAAAATTTTCTTTTTTAGGTAGATGAGCATCTGCAACGCAAAGCGTTGTTATAAAGTCTATAGCGGCAAGTTTGCCTTTTTCATCGTATTTATTGTATAATTTTTGACTAAACGCTTTTCGTTTCATACTTCTTTATGCTCTATTGAAAGTGGAGAGAAGAACGTTGTTACAAAATCTATACACTTAAATGGTGTAAATGATTTGCACGTATAAATATCTATTGTAATAAATTTTTGTTTTTCGTAAGTATAAAACATCACACCCGAAGTTACCCAGTTACCCCATCCACACCATCCCCAATCTAAGTGGTGTTCAATAATAGGATCTCTGATAAGAATCATATCTAGTTCAACAGATAAATCTTTTAGAAATTCATATATTTCAGTAGGTCCAGGATTATGATCTAGATTCGCTTCGATTATTAATCTTTGACGAAAAATATCTGGTTGTAAGTCTTTCATTTTATGCACTTGTGTTCATAATAATTGACTGAGGAACATGGACTAGTGGATAACATCTACTTAAACTTTCACTGAAATTACAGTCCACTTATCGTTTATACGCATAACCCGAACATATGATCCAGGATTAACGTGTATTCCTTCTGAGACATCAACATTCATATAGTGAAAAACTTCTATATCATCTCTGTCTTCTTTAAGTGTTGCTTTTACCTCTAAGTTGTTATTTGCATTATTTACTGTATATGAAACTGAACTTAGAGTTCCATAAATCGCTTTATTATTGCATACCTGATTAGGAATAGTATATGCCGTAAAATCGTTGCCAGCAGTTAAAAGAACATGCCAACCATTGTCGTTCATCTTTTTAGTAAATCCGCCTTCTAGTACTTCCATAGATATATACTTTTGTTTTTCACCAAAACTAGTCCATACACCACGCCTTTCGTTCCAGCGTAAATAATGTCCATTTACTACCATCGTGGGTATTGGTACAGTTGGTGCTGGAGGCATTGATGATATAAGTGGTCCAGTCTTCCAAACTGTTTCACCCCTAAAAAGAAATAATCCAGCTAGTGATGCAACTGCTGACTTAAAAAAGTTTCGTCGTTCCATTTTATTTCTCCTGCGTAATACTATGAACACTTAGTCCAGCCACACGAACATGAAATACAGCCCGAATCTCTTATTAAATCTTCTGTCCCACATTCAGGACAGGACTCTCCAGTTACTTTTTCTCCATTTCCAATGTATTTTTTAAGTGCACGAGAAATTGATCTCGCAAATCCAGATAAATCTCCCGTTGTCTTTTCTAGTTGATGTACAATATACTTAATATGCACGCCGTGACGAAGACTCGTAGAAATCAAACGTGTTACAGCTTCTTCCTCAGCATCACATAAATCGGTAATACTATCTATAAGCGTTTCTTGATTATCTGAAGATAATAATTTATAAAATCCCCTTTTTACTTTAAGAATTTTACCAGAAATAACGTTGTTAAATTTAGAGGTATCTCCATTTGGACCTGCAAGTACTTCATATGGATCACCATCTATAAGTCCAACAATTACAAAATACTTTTTTCTTTGTACAGAGATATGATATACATCACAGGGGATTTCTCTTGGTCTAGAAACACCTTCCGTCTTATGTATTTTAGCTGTATTTTTCGATTTGTCAATCAAAACTCCTGTGCGACAGTTTTTTCTGTAGATTGTTATCCCCTTGCATCCAGACTCCCATGCAGTTTCATAAATTTTTGCAACTTCTTCTACAGTAACATCTTCGGGTAAATTTAGGGTAGAACTAATAGAATGGTCTACATGTTTCTGTACCTTGGATTGTAATTTTATTCTTTGTTGCCAGTCTAAATCTTCGGCACAACTTCCAAACCACGGTGATTCTTCAAGTTTAGTATTATTAGTTACATCCATCCACATCTTAATTTTTGGATGGTAAACCTCAAACTCCTGCCATTTATCTCCTAAATTATCAACAAAATCTACTCTGGCATTTTTATCATTAGGATTAATTTTTTTTCTTCTAGTATAAGATAACATAAAGACGGGTTCTATACCAGATGTTGTTTGGGTTAAGATACTTACAGAACCGGCGGGAGCCGTAGTTAATAATGATATGTTTCGTCTTCCATATTTTTGCATATCTTTATATAATTGTTCATCTTCTTCTTTTATTCTTAGTAGGAATTCACAATTCTTTTCCTTGTTTTTATTCCAAACTGGAAATGCTCCTAGTTCTTTAGCTATATCGACTGAAGATCGATAGCAGGCAAGCTTAAGTGTTTTATATATCTTTTCTGATAGATTAATTCCTTTATTTGAGGAGTATGGTATATTCAGTGCTGCAAGCGTATCTCCAAGGGCAGTATTTCCGGTGCCGGTTCTTCTACCGTTTTCACAAGTTGTTTTTATATCTTGCCACATCATTTTTTCTTGAAGTTTAATTATCTTATCTTCTGGATCAGATGAAATCTTTTTTATGATTTTCTCTATTGATTCAAGTTCTAGATCTACTAAATCATCCATTAGTCTCTGAGCAATTTTACAATCTTCATAATATTTTTCAAAATTAAATAATGCTTTACTTGTGAAATGATTTTCTACATAATAAAATAGATTAAGAAGTAAAAGTCTACAAGAGTCATTTTCACAAAGAGGAAGTTCACTACATGGGTTTGTACAGGTTGTTTCAAATCCATCATCTGCATAACAATCTGCGGGACTTTCTGAAATAATAATATCCCAAAATAATAAACCTGGTTCTGCCATAGAGTGAGCGTTTTTAATAATCTCTTTCCAGATAGTAGTAGCATCTACCATATTAGATATGGTTGGAGACTCTGAATCTACTGGAAATCTTTGCTCATATTCTTTATTCTTCTTTACTGCTGTTAGAAACTCGTTAGTTAGTCTGATAGATATATTAGCGCCGGTTACCTTTGTTAGATCATTCTTTACTTTTATGAAATCTAAAATTTGTGGATGGTGTACAGAAATGGTGATCATAAGTGCGCCACGACGACCATTCTGACCAACTTCTCTAATCGAGTTAGAGAATCGTTCCATAAATGGAATTATACCGGTGCTAGTTTGTGAGGCGTTAGTTGTTATACTATTAGCGGGGCGAAGCTTTGAGATATCTAATCCAATTCCACCACGACGTTTACTAATTTGAACTAGTTTTTGATCGGTATCTAAAATTCCCCCATAGCTATCTTCGGGGGCTGTAATTACATAACAATTGCTAAGAGAAATATATTGATATGGATTTCCTATACCAAACATAGGAGATCCTTGTGGAATAATTCTTTTGAAATGGTCTAAATATTCAAAAATTTCTTTTTCTGAGAGGGGATTTTTAAACTTTTTCTTTTCTATTCTAGCAAATTCAGACGCTATCCTATGGTGCATATCTTCTGGAGTTTTTTCCAATAGATTGTTATTATTATCACGCAAAGCATATTTGTCAAGAAAAACTTTTGTTGCTAAATCATCTCCGTCGAAATATTCCATAGAAGCATTAAAAGCTTCTTTGTAGCTCATTAACTATCTTAAATCCTAAAGAGTAATAGTTTGTTCGTTCTTAACATTATCATCAGCATCATAAAATTTAAAAGTATAATCTCCTGGAGGAAGTGCATATCCAAACCAATTTTCATATACATCCTTACCGAACAATAAATTATATCTTGCTATTTGATTTTGCATGGAGAAAAATCCATTAAACGGTATGCCGTGTAATCCTGCTGCTCGTTGTCCTTCTGATTTATCTACTGGGGTAATGGAAACAGTAATAGCACGGAATCCAGGTTTTAATTCAAAGAAAACGGCTTTAGGTGGTTTACCATCTAATATTTTCCACACCTCTGATTTGCTCATAGTATTAACACTTTCGGGCAAATCTGTTCCTTCAAATCCGTTAAAATCACTATTCGTTGACGAATAGGCGGTATATGTTCCTAGAGTAGTTACTGATTCTCCATCAGCAGCAGCTATTTGTCCTGAGCAGTTGACAAATTCTATTAGGGATGGGAATGCATTAACGGCAAAGTTACCTGCACTTCGTCCTGCGAAACTCCAGAATCCTTCTACATTACAATTTTCAAAAATATAATGAAATTGCATTGGAAGGGCACTAAACCCATGAACCACTGCTGTCTTGATGGTTGAATTTCTTACATATCCAACACAATTTCTACCCAAATTAACAATTAAATGTTCTGTTAAGAACAAGCAGTTATCAACAACGTGTTCAAATCCACCCCAAGTTGTAATTCCTCCTCCAATTAGTACAAACTTACATCCTGTTATATGTACATCTCTTTGTAATGGACTTCTTCGGAAAACTGGAGGGAAAGTGGTGATAAATGCATGATTAGAATAAACCACTACACAATCTTCAAGAATTCCCCGTGCAGAAGTCCACAATCCATATGAAACATTTGGTTGATAGCGGTCTCGTGTTCCCATAACGACATGTCTTGTAATTTTAAGTTGTCTACTAAAATCGGTAGTTTCAGGACGATGTTGTAATGCTATTCCATTCTGGCATCCGTGAGATACATTATCTTCTGCTATAGCCGTATCCCATAACCAAAATCCTGCACTTGTTCCATCAATATAACTAATTAATCCTTTTACTGGAATATCTTCAAATCGTATACATTTAGAAGAAATATTTCTTTTATATATGTTGCGTTCTTCTGCACCATCTTCTTCAAAATATCCCATTCCTTTGGATAGATATCCAACATTATCGGTAATGATCATGTCATTACTACGATGAATAACAACAAATCTATTTCCTGGATCTTTACAATCTTGCCAAATAGAATTTCCTATGAATGAATCTTCGTGGAAAGCGGAGGCATGATGTCTATGGAGAGGGTATCTTCCTAGTTTTTTACGAGGTCCACAATTTCTAACTTCACAATAGTCAATATGTCCATGGGCACCCTTCATAAATATTGTATGTGCACGATGATTTGGATCACCTTCGACTGCTAGAGTGGATATAATTTTAATAGAACGAGTTAGATTAACAACAATAGGTGATACTATATGCTCTATTACATCATCATTGTTCATCCAAAACAGAGATGGTGCATCGAAAGTAACATTGTTGAATGTTATATTATTCCCATCTATAGAAAGCAATTTAGCGATAACTTCTGAACCATCTAATTTCAATAGTAAAAGGTTATCACCAACCCACCAATTATTTGGAATATTACTTAATGTTGCTTGTCCATTTTGGATGGCAGATTGGGTGTGAGTACCAAGCGGAGATAAATCAAGTTTATCACCTCGTTGGAAATTTTTAGATAACTGAAACTCTGTAACAAGGTTAAAATCTCCAGCCGATGTTACATAGTCCCAACTGGTTTTTTTAATTCCTTGTAGCTTTGTTGTACCCGCTGGCATGGTCCATAAGCCAATATCTTCTGGATGATAATCCGGCATCATAATATTTGGTCCGGGTTCAACATTACCAATAAATTTTGTATCGTCTGGAACAAAGAAGTGAATATTGGCGTTTACTTGTTGTCCTAATAAAGTAGACCTTACAACTATAGAACCATAAGTATTCCATACTGAATTATTCGTTAATACTGTAATTCCAGAATTAATGTGAGCTTCTTTAGATGTTAATGTATCTATATTTAAATTATGTTCTATAATTATATTAGTACTTGCGTGTGGAACTGAGCCATTTTCCCATACTGTCGGATCAGATGCTAATCCCGATTTAACCGTTTTTATAAATTCTTTTGGTAAAACTGGACCTCCAGAAGGAGGTGGTGGTGGATCATTACCGCTTGGAGGAGTGTCGTCTATTGGTGCTATATTTATTTCTATATGAATAGTTTCTGGACCATCTACAACAAATTCTTGTTTCGGAACAGTGATTTTATTAGACATTTGAATTCTTTTTATTATTTTGTATTATGAATATCTTAAAAGGCCCATATCGTATTATACACCATAATATTTAGAAGAATGTTCTATAATTTCAACGTCTGCGACGTTTAACATGGGTCTGGATTGTGGTGATTGTGGCGAATAATCCTCTCCCTCTACAGATAGACAATAGATTCTTTTGATTCTTGAATTAATTATAGCCTTACTACAATCCATACATGGAAGACAACAATAGCAAAATATATAGCAGTTTTGTGTAGATGTTTGAGAGTTGTAAATTGCGTTGCGTTCAGAATGCTCACACGTGCAAAGTTCTGTTCGTTCTCCGCTAGGTATATTTAGCAATCTCCTTGGACATTTATTTTTATAAAAATCAGTTTTACATATTTTTTCTTTTAAAGTATCTTTTTCAGCTATTTGTCCAAATTCTATCTTTAATTTTTCACAATCTTTTGTGTTGAATAAATGGGAAGATATGCACCGTTTAATATCTAAAAATTCTTCAAAACTGAGTGGATGTAGACCCAAGATGAGAGACTTTTCTATTCTTGAAATGTTGTCCCATACTATATTTTTAATATGCCATTCACTATCACAATGAGGAACCCCTTTGGGTGGACTATTATAACCAGTTCCAACAATAGAATTTGTTTCAGGATTTACAATAACACTACCAATTTTTCTACTAAAGCATGGATTTTCACATTCTCCAACTACTTTAGCAATATTCATATATTTCCGTATAAATTTATCTTTCATTTAAACGGCTCCTCTAGTAATAGTCCTAGAAATCTTTTGATTTCCTGATATTTCTTTGTCTTCTTAGATAACTTAAACTTCTTTAAGCCTTTGCTGTCAACCCACTTATGAATATCATTACCAAATTCATTACTACGGGCATACCAATCACAAACAAGTTCTGCTATGTATACAGAGGGCATATTTGCAATGCCATTCCAATACTCCGGATGATGATAATTTGTATTGATATGTTGTTCTACTGCGGCTTTCCATTCAATGGGGTGTTCTTCATATGAACTTTGTCGTAAATATTTCCATTCACAACCAAAAAACTTGGAGTAATCATGTATACGACCGTTAGCTATTAGTTGTATTCCTAGTTTTTCTTTTTTTTGAAGAATTAATCGTTGTCCTAATAATTCACATGATTCAGATACATTTTTTACATGTCTTAATAATGATTGTAAGTGTTGATCATTACCGTTGGGCATCTTTTCGCATCCTTTTAATGACACATGCACAATATTTTATTTTTTCTATAATTTCTAATCTAGTAGGTTTACTATATATTTGAAACCCTTTCCCGTTACATTTCCTGCATCCTGGCTTAGCATAGTACCGTGCTTTATTTTCATCAAATGCCATAATAATCCTTGTATACAGGATAAAAAAGTTCCCCAACCTGTAATACAGGTTGAGGAACTGTGAGCGGAAGTACTCCAAGACAGTCTATTATAGTAGATTTTTTAGTTTTGTCAATCTCTCCAAGGGTCTTTTTTCACATCTGGAACTACTGGAGTAACAGATATATTTCCTTCTTTTTCAACTATATGTACTTCAGGATCTCCAAGAAATTCAAATTTTCCATCTGCGACTGAACGTAGAATTCCCATATGGACGGGAATATCAAAAGTTTCTTCATCTTCATAATATGTCACAGTGTCTGTTATTGTAATTAGATCACCACGATGAAACTTGAAATCTAAAATATCTCCATCAACATCTTCTAATTCACAATTATACGGTAAAATAAATTGTACTCTAGCCATTATAGTTTCCTTTTAAAGGATAGTTTCACGAGCACGACGTTCATGAGTTTCTCCTGGAGATTCTGTGCTATGTCCACCCCCAACTAGAGGAGATTCAACACCTTTGCCCACAGGAATTGTAACAGTGGTTATTGGACGCATACGATCTTCTGTAAAGAATGCAGTATAAGGATGTTCAATTTCTTCAATTTGAGGAATATGAATAGGATTATATGCATCAACTTCAGCTTGGGTTAATCGAAAATCAACTTTTGCAGCTACTTCTGCTTTAACCAAGAAAAGTTCTACAGCCATTAAGCGATAGGCTTCTCTAGGAAGCAATTTCATTAAATCTGCTGAACTTTCTAAAAAGTCATTAGTCCAAGTATTAGCTTCGTCCATTTGAACCCACTGACCTAATGCATAAAGGTATAACTCTGTCCATCGACGAGTAAATCGATTTTGTTGATCAAAATATCTAATAGGATAGAGTTTAAATTTACGACGATTAGGTGTGATATGTGGAACATCTAGTCGTGGCTGTTGATAATTTTTAGTTCTAGCATCAATAAATGCTATTAATTGTACATAACAATTGTGATGTCGTTTAATCATATCAATAGTTGGAGGACCAGGAGTAAAACAATCTCTTAGGTTGGACATACCTTGTACATAACGACAGGTCATTTCAAATAGTTCTGCCATACCAGCATTTTCTGTTTCTGTATTGTCTCCTAAATTAGGTACAGCCCATCTTACACCTTCAAAATCGAAAGGTAAAATAGCATCATGTACGGGAACAATAGAGGTAACATCTACTTCAAGATTACTACTATATTCGGTGTCTTCAAGCATCTTTTTTTCTCCCTCTAAATGGTGCTTCTAAAAAGTTTTTTAGTAACGAAGGTAATGTGTTTAAATTAATTTCTAATGGATGTTGACGAGCAATTTCATCTATTGCATTTAATATATCATGTTTTTGATATTTGTGCAAAGGGTGATTAGGTGGTACTGGGCCATATCCAGTTGGAAGTTTCGGAACATTTACTGTTTTATAAGTATTTGGTCTAACCATTGGTGGTGGCACTTTAGCGTCAGTAGCCCCTGTTTCAACAACTGATTGTGTTTTTTCACCTAATACTTGATCAACATATCTAACAATCTTTGGCCAAAGAATTCTATCAATAATTATATCGTCTATTGGACCAGGAATATTGTCTGTTATTCTATCTACTATCTTTCCTAGACCTTTTTTGCTTTTGTTCCATAACATCAGTAAAACTCCCCCTAAAATTCCAAATCCTAAAAAGATCGCACGTTCTAACAATACACCATTTCCGTTAGTAATTGTATCAAGTGGATGAATTAACTTTTCCTTTAATCTAGATATTATAGATATTTTACCTTTTATATTTTCATTTATCAAACCTAGTTTTCCTAGTAGCCCTTTATTATTTTCGTCTAAATGTTCATTTCTTTCAGCCAATGCTTTGTTTTCAACCGATTTATCGGTTAGATATTGTGCTAGACCTCCGTTAGCATTTTTTTCTATATCAAGTAATTCTTTTAATGAGACTATATCTTCTATTAGTTTATTTTTTTCAATAATAGAAACGTCAAGATCATTCTTAATATGATTATATTCTTCAGTAAGTTCTTTTATTTTAGCTTCCAGCTCAGTTATTTTATCATTAGGTACTGGTTCAGTAGGATCTTCTCCCCCAGGAGGAGTAGGCCATGGAGCAGGATTTTGTTCACCACCATTATCGGGTGGCTTTTGCCTACCTCCACCACCAAACCACTCAAATGGATTACAACTTCCTCCAGGACAAGGACCGGCATGAGGACAGTAATATTGCCCGTTTTTTTTGGTGTGCTGTCTAAATGAATGCCCACATGTTCCACAATTAGGTAGTTTCGTTGGTTTATTAGCACGTGTAGATGGTAATGGTTTTATAACTCTTTGATAATAGCTGGGTAAGTTTATATTACTTATTACTTGTCCCAGTCTAATCTTATGAATTAATTTGTTAGATAAGCCAGCCCCCCTATCTTGCGTACTCCATGCTAAAAGTATAGCTACTCTTGTTTGCATTTCTCCATTTTTATCAGGTATATCTACAACAATACCCGTTCCAGATTCCCCTCCTATAGTTTTTGGGAAAAATTCAGTAGCTCCACTACTTTCATAAGCTGTAGTAATATGTCCTGTCCAACCCCTTGCCCAACCACCATTTGCACATCCAACAGCCCTAATTATTTGTCCATTTTTTAACTCATAATCGGCAGGGGCTAATGGAATTACACGAGGATGATTTATATTATTGAATATAGATTGAGGAATCCAAAGTAAAGCAATATCTATTGATGTATTCCCATTAAATCTTCTCCAAATTACTTTAGCTGAAATGGGGTTAGAAATACGTCCATTACGGAAAAATTCTATAGATACTGTATTATCATTTCCGACTACATGATAATTTGTCTGACAGAAAAATCCAGGAGGATAATTCACGCCTTTATAGGTAAAGGGCAGCGTTTTTTTGATTACTGTAGCAGTTCCACGCCCATTTGATGAAGAAACTCTTGCTGTTGCCTCAGATATTTGTTCTAAAGTTAATGATTTACCATAACCTATTGCTGGCATTAACAATATTATGAGGGATATAGTTATGTTTCTCATTTTATATCTCTTTATTTATATCTGATTTGAAGCTATTGCCAAAATATTCCTCCATGCGTTGTTCTCCTAAAAATAGGCCTATATCATAAAGAAGTGCACTTTTGCCCATATATGGGATGGGCATTCCATTCCATGTTACTATTTGGACATTAATTCCTATTAGTTCATAATCTTTATTAAACAGAGGTCCACCAGAATTTCCATAAAAAATATGAGTATCGTGTTGCAGATAAATACTTTTATTTGGCAATCTGGTTATATGACCAACACCAATTCTTAGATCTCCTAGTGGATATCCTATCGAATAAACCTTATCGAATAGGGCTATTTGATTAGTAAAATATGACTTAGCAACTGGAAACAAGTTTTTTCCCGTTTGTATCTTAAAAATTGCTATATCTAATTCAACGTCCGAAACTACTAAATGTCCCACCGTTGTTATTCGTTTGATTGGATGACCAAGTTCATCATAATTATACCATCTGCAAGGTAGTATCTTTTTGGTTCTAGATCTCAGTTGATAACCTGTGTAAACATGATTTGCCGTTATAGCATATGCAAAATTTTTTGTTCTTTTTGTTCCATCACGAATGATAATTTCCTCATTCCATGACTTGATAACTATACCCGAACCACCCATAAACTGAACTGTAGGATAAAGCATATCCTGATGTTTATGATGGGTGTTTGGATCAATTGCGTAAATAGGCGTACAAAATAAAGCTATTAAAGTCAATAGTAGTAAAGTCTTATGTCGCATTATGTTCTCAGTTAAAAGTGGCAGATGCAGGAATCGAACCTACTTCAACTCTAGCTTATGAAGCCTGAGAGATAACCAACCTTCCACCTGCGATACTCTATATTATACACCGAAATTAGTACTCATAATGAAAATATCTAGCATATTAGAATTGGATTTTCTTCATCCATCTTTTAAAATTGTAAAAAGATAATTGGTTAATGGGGAACGGGATATATCTGCGGGAGACGTTCTTTTATCTGGAGCAAAATGAACCAAATCTGTAAAATTATCTCTAACACAGTAAGAAATAGCACTTGAACATATAGGGTATACTTTCCTATTTTCCTCAAAGTCCCAAGGCATAAAAAATCTTAAAATTGGAATGTGACGTGCCCAAATTTCACAAATCCTTTTGTAACCATAATTTATACCACTAAGATTTCTCAAACAATTAGATACTAATCTACCATCGTATTCTAGTTTTATCTTTTCTATTTGTAAAATGTAGTTTTCATCTATCTTTGATTTATATTTATAAACAGGTGAACTTATTCTATAAACGTCTATACCATTAGTATTAGAATTAACTGCATTTTTTAGTACTATTGTCCTACCACCGTACCATTCACGAATTTCTGTTAACTCTAATATATCTTCTCCATTATAACTCCAAGTCGCCATGCCAATATGAGAATATTTTCCATTTGTAAGCGTTTGAATAATAAATGCAATAATTCCTTTATTTCTAAATAAAAGAATATCACCCTCTTTAATTAATTTTTTTTCTAAAATTTTAGAAAATGGTATATAAATGTATTTCATTAGTTGTTTTGTGCTATGAGTTTACAAAGACTCAGTGGCCATAAAAAAATACTCCCCATAAAAATGGGGAGTTTTAAAAAGATTATCTAGTTGTTTTAACCTCATAGTCACCTGACGCTGGCAAAGGTCCGCCTTCCAAAAAGGCAAGTTCTCCTGGAATAAAACTTACAGAACTAGAACCGGCTCTTGCCGCATCATCATTTCCGAATGCATCATTAGTATTAAATATACTAGGATGAGTCAAATCTGACAAAGGTTTTCCAGTTGAATAAGAATAACCGGCAGTTACGACATGAGTTGATCTAATAGTTTCAACAAAGTTGACGCCTCTTCTTTTCCCACTATCAGCACCCGTAGTATTTAGTACATCATCAGTAGCACCAGCAACGGACATTCCGCCCTGACCCATCATGATATAATTTCCTTCAACTTGATCGTTGAAAGTTCTACTAGAAATTGCTGCGTGAGCTAGGTTATTAGCCAAATCTCCACTAGCAGTTGTAGATTGAGTTTGAACTTTATTGTCTGGATTTCTATCCAGTGACGCAAGAGTAGCATTACTTGGAGCTACGGTTACAACGTCAGTTGAATCAATCGCTCCTCCACGAGCGACGGTTGCTCCATTCAAGCGGATGTTATTAGCTGAAATTACTTTACGTGTACCATCGGAAGCATTACTCATAATTTTATCCACGCATATGTGTTATTTTTATCTCCTTGTTAAGTTCCTTTACTTAAAATCCTTATTCCTTATAATTATACACCAAATCTTTGATTTTGTAATCCCATATACCATCAATAAGTTTTAAACTTTTAGCTTTATCTGCAATCATGTATTCACCACTATTGCGAATATCTTTTAATTTTTGAATAGAAATTTTTATTCTTTTAGATAAGGATTTAATATATTTTGATTCTTGTATGTTTATATGTTTAGATAAGCTTTGATATTCTTTTCTTGGACCTTCTAAACCCATTGAGACTTCATGAAACATAATAGTACTATTTGATGATGCATATCTATAATCTCCAGCAAGTAAGATCTCTGCCCCCATTGAGCAAGCTTCGCCTAAAACTATAGTATATATTACAGATTTACAATTCCTTATACAGTCAATAATTGAAAATCCATCGTAAATATTGCCACCATCACTATTTATATAGATAAAGATGGGCAATTCGGAATTTTTATAATCTAATAAATGTAAAGATTTATTTATACTAAGTGCTAATTCTGTCTCAATTTCACCATAAATAAATATTTCTCTATATTTTAGAAGATGATCATCTTTCATTTTTTATTATCCAGATATGATTGTAAAACTCCTCCCACATTAAGGATTGCTAAATTATAGATTGAAATTTTGTTTGTGAAATCGTCAGATAGTGTATTATCTCCAATAAAGTCTATTTTTTCATTTGGTAGTACTAATATTGCCCAATATTTATACTTTTTAGATAATTTATTTCTAGTACGTGTAACTTTTGCTTTTAGCTTTCCTTTGATTTCTATATTATATTGATCAACTACTTCTAAATCATGTGTTAATTCATTATGTAATCCACACAACTTATTTTCAATACCAATCCTTATTTTTCTGAATTCAGAAGCATTTTCCCATAACTTTCCAATAATAATACGAAACTCATATTTTGAAACTCTTTCAACCACATCCACACCAGGAACGCTGTGTATTTTTTGTATAGAGTAAGGAGTAATCTCAAAATTAGTATGTCCAATCCACATATCTGGATCTATAAATTTAGAATTTTCAACACGTTGTTGCATCATCATAGGAATCATAAAGTCCATGGGTGGGTGAATCATTATTTCATTGTCTTCAGACCATTCTTCTTCATTTGTTTCTTTAAATTTATTATCATTTTCCATTTTTTCTATCATTTGTTTGAATGGGTCTATCCAATGAACCCAGGAAACCTGTTTATTCATGAATTTTCCTTTATTAGTTGTTCGAAGTAAGAGGAATCTTTCGCATCTGCAAGATTTAGAGTGTAGTCTTTTATTTCTGGTTCTTCTAGTTTATTCTGAAACTCAGTTCTTTCTCTTTTACTTAAATTTGTACTTTCACTACTCTTTATTTCACACAATGAAGCCAACAACTTTCTCTCTTCCCTACTATAAGATACACCGTAAAGAACATAGTCTTCAAACGCTTCCCAAGCAAGAGGACAAATTTCTTTAACCATTACTGCTATTTTTTCAGCATATTGTCTAATTTCCCATTGTGCATGTTTGTCTAATCGTAACATCAAAAAGTTAAATAAGCTGCGAAGATTAATTTGCCAATAAAAGTAGGTATAAGTAGTTAATGGAAGATCCATTCTTGCTAATTCTCGTGTTACACCCTTGTCTAACATACATTTGTATAAATCTGTCGTATCTTGTCGTTGCATTTCTAAATTTGTAATAATATTTCGATATTCATCATCATCTAATTTTTCTACATCCTGTCCCTGCTTATTAGATTTCGACTGTTTCTTTAGGTTTTCCTGTTTAGGAGTATAATATAGTTGTGGCATGATAGAATATCTACCACTGTATTCGTTCACCGAACTTATTCTATGACGGATTAATTGTCGCATTACAAGAATTGGACATGCAATGTGAAATTTAAACATCGGCATTTCTAGTGGAGAACCGTGGTTGTGTCGTATTAAATATCTAATTAATCCACGATCATCGCTTCTCTTTTTGGTTCCGGCCCCGTATGATACTCTTGCCGCTTGTACTATAGAATCATCGCCACCCATATAATCTTTGAGAGCTATAAATCCATGATCTAATACTGGAAAGTATTTATCAAGTATATCCATTTTACTCCTTTTGATATATATGTTCTGTTTTAAAATGAATACATCCAAAATTCTCCCCTGTTATAAAACTAGCATCATAACATTCATTATCACAATAAAGAAGACTGTCTTTTGGTTGATCATCAATTAAGCAAAACATGAAGTTGTTGTCATATATAAATTTTTTATTACTACATATTCCAAAACAAGATTCATCCTGTCTTTCCCAAAACTTACAAATGTTACATTTGTTCATAATATTTGACCCACTTCATTAATAATTTCTAATTCATACTTATCAAATTTTTCATCTTCTAATATCTCGGTAAATGATATCCACTTGAATGGTTCTTGTGGTTTGGCATCTACTAAAATTATAGTTCCGTACACTATATTAATCTCTTTTTCTAAACTTTCTGAACAGTCCAGTCCAGTTATCATTCTATCTTTTACTTTTTTAAGTGGAATTTGACTTTTACCCAACCATTTTGTTTTAAAATTAAAAATATTAAAAATTAGTTCATTAACTAAATCCTCTATAGATATTTTATAATCACGCAGATTAGCAAATGGGAGTTTATTTATTTCACTATTTATTAAATACATCGGTTCATTAGGATGACCCATATCTATTTTAGCTAATAGCAACACTAGATGAGCATCAATCTGCATTTTTCTTTAGCCTTTCTACTATCCGATTATACATTTGATGAGCATTTTGTCTAGTCTTATTTTGTATTTTCCCTATTTCTTTAAAAGTTTTACCTTCTACACGATATTTTATACAGAGTTTTTGACTATCTGTTAGTTTACTTTTATCTATCATAATTTCATTTAATTCATTTTCTTCTTGAATAATTAGATTTTCAAGTGGTTCTAATTCTCCGCTAGCTACCGTATCATATAGTCTAAAATTGTCTTTCATAGCAAAGTCTAGGCTTTTATTTTTTTTATTTTTTAACTTATAAGCACTAGTAAAATAACTCTTAATAGAAAGTTGAGCACAATACATACGATAACTACTTTTATTCCTATGTTTTCCTGGACGATCCGGCGACCATCTCCAATCAGCCATCATAATATCATGGGCTACTTTTGATATAGCGTCTTCACTTTTTAACATTTTAGAAATTAAATCATATTTATTATTTTGAACACCATAATACTTGATATTTTTTTCTGCTAATTCTAAATACTCTGATAAATCAAGAAACTTGATATCTTTAGGATCTTGATACTTAATTCGTTGACTATTAATATTTTGAATGTCGTAGTGCATTTTTACTCCTTATGATATGGCTTCTATGAGTTTCTCCGCCGTATTTTTCCATGAAAACTCCTTTGCCGTTTGAATGCTACCAGTGTTGGAGATTAGCTCATCTTTATTATTATATGCATATCTCATATGAAAAATCAACTGTTCTTTTTGCGAATCATCAAATTTAGCCCAGTTTCCCACGTCACCATGAAACCACACCCCATCAAAAGCTGGTTCCATTTCATCTATTTGAATTAAAAGAGCGTTTCCTTCATTTACAAACTCCGTATGTCCTGAGAAATCAGTAGCAATTACATGCTTTCCACACGACATCATTTCAAGTAGTTCAAGATTCCACGCCTCAGCCTTAGCAGGAAATACTCCGCAGTCAGATTCTTTCATTACTGCCGCAACTTCTTGCTGCGTCTGTACATATGGCAACAACTTGATTTTATCGGCAAGCTTAGAATTTTCTACCATTATTTTCCACTCTGGTAGTTGCTCCTGAATTTTAGGATGAGGACTTTCCCACATCATCCAGAGCTCAACATTATCAGTGGTTTCAAATGTATCGTTAAAACATTCTATGATTATATCCGACGATTTCCTTAACTCGATTTTCCCAACATTTAAAAACACATATGGCTTATCATTTTGTTTTTTGTTTATTGGAATGATATTTTTGTGTTCATTGAATATAGTTCGATCAACTCCCAATGGAACAACATGAATTTCATCGGGGGCTAAGCTTGTTTCTCTTTGCACTATCCATTTTGCCCATCCAGATGATACTATAATTTCGTCACAGGATTCCATATGATTTTTTTCATTGGGACGAAATTTATCCAACTCAAAAAATGTAAAACCATATCTTTTTCCTCTTCCTACGTGTTGAGCTAGGTCAAATTGGTGCCATAACCTTATAGACGGTGCATTTGCATCAAATGTTTCTTGGTTCTTAATTAATTTTTGTAATAATTCGTGATGACAATTATCAGCATCAATGCCAGCTATAGGCCACCAAGAAACTTTGTGTCCTAATTTATCTAGAGACAGAAGAATATTTAAGCCTGAAACACCGAATCCTGTTCGATTACATGGTCCTGTGAAGTTTATATTCATTATAAATTTTCCATTTTCTTTCTAATCTCGTTAATTTGTAGTTACTTTGTCTCTGAAATATTTTGTTCCACACTAAATCTGTCTTTAAGCATTATATTCTACCCTTCCCCTCCGCAACACGCAGCCGTGCATAAGTCGGGGTTTTCCAATGGATCACAGCAGACCTGCTGCTTTTGAAGTTCGATTAGTCGGTCAAGGCGAACAACAACCAAAGAAGTTGAATATGCGATACCAATTAGTGCACCAAGAACAACACCCAAAATTATAAGAATATAGAAAAAAAGTAAAATATTACTGAAAAGTTTCATCTACTCACCTCATTTTTTGATGTTATATTTTTTTATCAGTTTTAATTAAAACCGTCCCGTACCATAGTTCCATTTGCTTCTCAAAATGTACACATCCAAATTCTTCGCCTGTATAATGGTATGCTCCATAAGCTTCGTTATCTGAATAAATTAACATATCAGTAGTAACAAGCTCAGATAAATCATCATCTTCTATATGTCCACCCGCACTAGTATAATGTATCTTTTCATTGCTACATTCACCAAAACTTGTAGGAATTTTTTCTGATTTTATTAATTTGGCTGATCCATTACGAGGTTTAGAAGTTCTATCATAATCTTTATATTTATGTATAGTTGTTTTATCTTTCCAACCCAAAATTTCTACTGTATTAAGAAATATCTTATTTCTTTTCCAGAATTTACAGTTCTTACACACCTCTTTCATGATGGTCAATCGCTTTCCAGACTTTCGTCTTCAAGTGAATAAATAATCTATTGGTATTCTTAAATCTAGAGTATCAGCTAAAAATTTATAATCCCAGTGTGATAGTTCAACTTCTTTATTAAAAATTGAGAGTAGTATTAAATCTATCCGTTTATAAAATACATAAGTATATCTTTTATCAAAGAACTCTAAATCTTTTTTGGGTATTGCCATATAGAATAAATCATGCCACGTTTTTTCTGATTCATTTACTTTTCCATCACCAAAACTACCACGAGTATTAATTTGCCATTCGTCATTCCAGTAATATAATAGAATTAGAGATTCGTCGTGCTTTTCTTGGCATTCAAATGCCAACCAATTAAACTTTTTAAAATGTTGGCGAACCTCTCCCACATTGAAAAATCGTGAAAATGCACGTGCTACTAGATCTCCAGTCTGTTTATTTAATACAAGCCCTCTACATTCTTTTACTATTGGACTTAGCTTCGGAGAATCTTTAGTATAGTTTAAGATGACCCTGTCATCAGTTGGATGGTAGCACGCACGAAGCGTGTATTTGTCTATGATCTTTTCAAGAGGAGCTTTTTTTAACATTCTTTGTATTTTTAACATTTTGGAAATAAATCCTCCATTAAACTTTTGTTTCTAGGATGTTTTCCTATTTTAAACCAACTACCTATATACTCTGAATACTTCGGAGGTACAGCCTCCGCAATAGAATGTTTGTTCTTAGTCCAGTGGATTTCCATAGCATCTTGCCACACAGATAGTTTATTAGAGCCGTTTCCACCATGACCGGCACATGTTATGTAATATTTTTCTTTAACTGTACCTGCATGTTTTATATGTTTAGGTTGTGGAACTTTAAATCCTTCAATTTCAAAGTGTCTATGTCTGATTACTCTGATTTTAAACATTTCTCCACACAACATCAAGTCTCGGCGGATTGGTGCTCGTGGTACATTCTCTATAACCCATGGTTTTCTAGACTTCAATAATAGTTGTCGTGTAGGATCTACAAGATCAGGATAAACTTTACCACACCTAATATGTTTTATTGAACCAAAACTATAAAGTTGACATGGTGGTGATGCCCAAATAAAATCGAATTTCTGAAGAAATTCTGTAGTTAATTCTAATACATCCCCCTTGATGAAGTTAAACGGATAATCTGGTTGATCTTCTTTATCTATTCCGGTAATATCAGTTAGGCCAGCGTTTTTTAATCCTGTTGCCGCACCACCGGCACCACAATATAGGTCTAATATTTTCATAATATTTTTTAATCTATTTTTTATTTAATAATTTTGAAAATCTATTAGATAAACTAGATTTATATTGTCTTCTCCAACATCTACTAGCTTTACGTCGTGTTTTTTTAGCACTTATCTTATATTGATGTTTTTTACTCATTCCAGGGAACCTTTCCAATTAGTTTTTTATAGTGGTCACTCCATCTTAATTTTCCAAGTTCTATCATAAGGCGAAATTTGGGTATTGCGAACGACATCCAAGTTACTGCCCAAACAGTTCCTAATTCTATTGGCTTAATACCAAAATTAACTAAAGAAATATATGACGCTAATGTATATATTATAAATCTAGTTGGTGCTACTCCAAATGTTACAATATATAGTGTGATTTGATCTTTGTCACATCCATACCAAAATCCTAACATCCAAGTTAAATTAGCAAAAAATGTTGCGGCCCCCATTATTAATAAAGATGTTTCACCCAGTGAAACTACTATAATTATCCAAATAAAAACTATAAAAGTTAATTCAATTATACATTTACGAAGTATTATATTTTTATTAATATTCAATTTTTCAATTTCCTAATACTAACTACTGCATCGGTGCAAAAGATTCCTAATCTTGTCATATGCCTCATTATTTGGATAGGATATCCCACCGTTATATATCCTACTTTAACTATTTTTTCTTCAATCAGTGCTCCATTAATAGTTACTGTTTCATTTATTAGTACTGATATTGTGCCCGTTTTACTTTTGTTTCCTATTGTAGTTATTATAAATTCAGTTGTTTTCGTCTTTACTTTTAATTTAAGGGGTCTTTTGTGTTCCGCTAGATTTATTTCTTTCATTTTGTAACCATTTCCAGTCTACTCTTTTTATAGAATTTAATAGAAAATATTTTATAATATGTAAAGGATATGCATTTTGCAATGAATTTGCTACTTGTTCTATATCTGATTTTAACTTTATGGGGCTTACATCACAATGTTCGAGATAAGTTTTGATTAGACTGGTTTCTAAATTTGGTTCTTTCAATTCGTTTCACTCACTTTCAATATAAAAAGAGGAGGAGAATCCTTTCCCCTCCCGTATTTCTAAGTTACACTGGTTGCAACTTATTTTGCTTAGCCGCACACTTTAGGGCACGGGTTAGATTACGCTTATTAACTCGTGAAAATACACGACGACTTCCGTCACGTACCATTTGGACTCGTTCCACACTAAAATCACCATTAACATCCTGGGTAACAGTGACATTAAATTCCTTCTTACTAGTGCTGGAACTACAACGTGGTTGACTATTAGACATAATAAAAATCTCCTAAAAAGTTATCCTAGTAAATACGACTCACTCAAGTCAGATTGTGTTATGCTTCAACATTTTCTCCTTTGTTTTCGAACGTTTGGGGAATTGTACTGGTCCGCTTAGTTGTCCTATATTTGCGACAATATTCAATATAATCTTTTAGACTACCTAATAAGTTTCGTCTATTCATAGATAAACTCCAGTGTTCTTTCTAATCCGAGCCCCTTAAAATTAGTATCAGAAAAATGTCGTATAGTAATCATAGAGGGATTAATAAAGTGTTTTGTAAATTTACGTCTTTGCATCTTAATATTTAATGAAATATGTTCGCTTTGAGGGTCATTAGGACCACCCCACCCCTCATATCTACCAATTAAATGAGCAATCTTATAAATTCCAATGCCCCCAAAGCAAGAGCGGACTGGAATTGGTGATTTACCCCTTTGTAATTCCGAGACCAAATCCCCTTTCTTATCTAGAAAGTGATAAAATTTTCTTCTCTCATTATTAGGCATAATCACAGGAAAACAGTCATAAAAAACTGGTTTATCATTTACAAATTGTAATCCGTTAGATCCAATCATTGAGAAATCTGGTATAGCAAAACTATTAGCAACACCATCAATACTCCAACCGCCATGAAGATCAGGATCAACCACCACCATATAATCAAAATTACTGTATTGACTATAGACTTTATCAAGGTATTTATTTCTATACTTCGCCATAAGTTGAACACGTTGTAAATCCTCACCCCTAATATTAGGATTATTTAGATCTTCCATTTCTAAATCTAAATTTGGATCTTGCTTTTCCCAACTACTTAAAAACTGTTTTGTATCATCAGTTGAATCACTTTCGTAGATTATAATTTTGTAATTTTTAAAGTACGATGCAAGCTTTTCAATACGTGCTTTAGAATAAGGAAATATCTCTGCAATATTTCTAATGCAACAACATATTACGGCAGACGATGATTTCATACAGCTATAACCATTTTGTACATCTGCATAGTAAGATTCGTTGCTACCATCAACTGGAAACTTTAATTCTGGAAAAAAAGATAAATCTCTACTCATTTTTTAGTACCCATAAGTGTATTGAAAAAGGATCTCTGTGATTTACCATCCATATCATATACTAGAGCCTGGAAAAATGCAAACATACATGACTCACACATATCTACAACGTCTGGTACATTTTGAAAAGACATTTGTCTAGTTGAGGTAGAATAAACCTTATTCTTTATACATATATCACATACTGTTATTTTCATTTTTCCTTTTCTCCTACTACTATGTTCATAGAGCATATAGTATCACCTATTGTTGTTAATCTAACTCGTTCTATTAAAATTATATCCACTCTAGCAAGTGTCTTCAAGAATCTTTTTTTCTCCATATAATAGCTTCTGCAATCCAAAAATCGTCTTCGTTATCTATATCATGTGCTTCAATTTTATCAATATAAAATGGATATATATAATCTGTAAAAAAGTGTTGACATTTAATAAAATCTTCAAATTTTGCACCATATAATCCTGTAGGTCTTAATGGGAAATAATGATCCTGCCTCCTTGTATTTTTTTTGTGAAAGTTTTCATGATCTAAATATGGTATTAAACATTTATTATCGTTTGAAAGTGATAGTGTTGGTGGAAAGTCTACTTCTGTTACGGCTATTATTGATGTATAAGCTAGATCTAAAGTGATTAATTGATTAAACGATTTAACAAATTTATTCACTGTTTCATTTTTAATCATTACATATGGTGGTAGAATCCAATAAATTTGATCAAACTTTTCGTAAAGTTTACTTTTTGCAACACTACATACCATATCTACAGCAGTTTTTTCAGATAATCTTTTAGAAGTTTCCGGGTATGATGAATGTTGCTTAGCTACATCTAAAATATCCTGTGAATCAGATGCGACTATTACTTCTGTAAAATTATTTTGTGCTGCGTCTAAACAATAATATATAAGTGGTTGTCCACATAGATCTCGTATATTCTTGTCTTTGACACCAACAGAACCGCCACGTGTTGGAATAACGCAAAGGGATTTTATAATATTATCCATGGAAAATTATTTTCCTTTCTTGTTCCATTTTGATTAACAAGTTTCTTTCTAAATTATAGTCGTGGCAAGCTGGTTTTGCTTTGGGCTTGTTCCAGTGATAGTGCCCCGTTAAAACATTCTTATCTTTTTTTGACCCGAATCCAAAAACGTGTGGAGAGATACCCGATTGAACCAGTAACGATATGATAAATGCTCCCATAGACATATGTATGGAAATATTGTATTTAAAAAGATTTTGGTGGACCCATCTATTTGAGTGAAATACTTCTAATGACTCATCTAAATTTTCACCATATTCTGCTAAAATTTTTGGCTCACAATCAACCAATACTTTAGTACCTCGCAGTTCTTTAATAAAATTTTTACCCGGCTGTTCTATACCATTTCTTATGTCGGGAGAAGCTTTTAGAACATGAAGGTTGACACATCTTAAAGTAACTTTTTTACCAACATCTTTCTCAAATCCTAGAGTCGTAGCTCTATTAAATCTAACGACTTCGTCGTGTGAATCTATTTCCATACCTTGGCCAGCATGTAATAAACTATCAGCAGATCCAATAATAGCTACATCTTCATTAAGATATAAATCTGGCTTTATAAATAATATTCTTATCATTGTTTTATTCTTTTTATTACTATTATTCTATCTTCAATCCAGCTAACATTAAAACCTTTTTGTTCTACATAAGGTAGAATTTTACAATCATCGCTTTTAGCGTTATCTATACATACAATTGCATGAGGATATAAAAATCTTTCTATCAGAAGATATTCTTGTAAACTATAATCTGTATTAAGTAGGACAAAGTCAAGTGGTGAATGTAAGAGTTTTAAGAGATTTAGACTATCTCCTCCTGATAAATAAACATAATCAAGGAGACTCTTGGTTTCCAGATATTCTTCACATACTAATGTATCTATACTTATTGCTACATAATCATGTTCATATTTAGAATTTTTAATAAAATTACAAATGTGTTCTGTTGAATGTGCGGTACATCCAGTTTCTAAGATTATTAAGTCTCGTTGTAGTTTATCTTCTAACTCTTGAAGAAGGGGTATTAACCTCTGCATGCTGTCCTCATAAATGAAAGTTCTTGTTCGGGGGTTAGTTCAAAAGGGGGTTGTGCTGTGATTGGATCTTGTTGCTTTGGATTAATGTTATTTAAAGTGTCTTCGATATCATCAAATAATTTTATATTTAATTCACGAGCAAAAAATGCAGCTTCTTCTAGTCGTGGTTTAATAATATTATTCATTTCTGGATTCTTAATAAGATATGAGTCACAAAATGAATTTTGTCCATCTCTTATAGAGATACTATCATTCCAAGATATACATGCTCCTATAGCAACAATCATTTTTTTAAAATTTTCTATCCAATGATCTGATTTCACCCATTCATGCTTGTCTCCAAAATACTGTGCACCTATTCCTGGAGAATTAGACTGGTGTAACATATATGGATAATCGTCTCGGTTACTATTGCCAGATACAGAATTTAAAAATCCATAAATTTGCTCGGTGAATCTAAAACAGGATGGATTAACCACGTTTGTTATTTTAGCTGTGCACTGTAAGTCTTTGGTACGTATAACATTATGCCATGCCCCGTGCCACAACTTTGATTGCTCGGCAATTCTTGCTGTGGCTGTGTCTCCAATTATACTTGGTCGCTTGTACAACTTTCCTTTTTGAGTTACTTCACCATAGCATCCACCAGAAACAATAAACTTGTCAACACTGCCCCTTGAAGAAACGTAAGTCGGATGGGTTCTTAGGAATTCTATATCTCTAGCCACTCCAGATAAGAAAAAGAAATCATCATTATCTACACAAAGTGTCAGCGGAGTACCAATATAATCAACTATGGTTGCAATTTTGTGATGAAATTCTGTTAAAGTTTTGTCTGGACCAAAATAGTGATATTCATACTCAAGATTTGGTAGTGTATCAAGTTGTGTCAACCAAGATATTTCTTCTTGACCCCCGTCTGCTACAATTATTTTCCACGGACATTGCACCATATCCATATAATGGAAGAACCGTTTGGTGTATTGTTGCCTCCCACAAAGAATCAATAAAATAGTTAGGTTACTTTTCATCTTAACATCCGTCCAAATAATATTAAAATATAACCTGATATATAGTACATAATGCTTATAAAAACTATTGTATAAATTGTGACAGAGACTATATCTTTAATTAGATTCCACACGGCTTATAATTTTATATCTTCTACAAAGTATCATGGTTAATTAATATTTTCTTGATTTTTAACTTGTTCTATACTTAATGCGTATTCTCTGTCAAGATTTGAATGTGGTTCTGGTGAGAAAAGGGCAATTTGAAATCTTCCTAGGTTTATATTATTCCACATATCGGTTTCAATAGAAGTTTGCGACGTTGTAAGAAATGTTGGTATATCCACACCGTGGTACATACTTGTAGTGAATATTATCATACATGTGCCCATTGCGTATTCATCTAAATACACTTTTTCTTCTCTTGAATTCAAAACATAGAATCCGCCATTTTCATAGTTACCTTTTGGATGTTTATCGGTTAATGTAATTCCACCAATAATTTTTTGGTTTTTAGGACTGTCCACGTGTGTTGAAATTTTCCCTGCAAATAAAGGGTAGTGTATGGCTCTAATACGATCAATCGTACCATCACTTGGAATATTGCTTTTAAACTCATCTGGTTTAAATCCACTAATCACTTTTAATTGACTCCAAGCTTCATCAACATATGGAAATATATTTACCTCATCTTTGTTCCATCTGAAAAAGTAATACGCATGATCAATAGATTCATAGCCTCCAGCGGGTCCAATGGGTGAATCTACAATAATATGATGATTAGGACATTCATCTAGAATTTTATGGCTTTGTGGAGGAATAGATTTTCCCCAATTAAAAATTCGTTTTCTTAAACTTGTTGCTTCATCTTTAGTTAAAACATTTTGGATGATATAAATATCACCAGAATAAAAATTATCAATCATATCTAAGATTTCAGAAGGTAATAAATTAATATATCTTTCAAACTCCATCACATGGAGGTCTCTTACAAACCTCGGATATGATACTATGCTTTCTAAATAATTCCATCTTTCTTTACATGGGTTCATTTAAATCTCTTTACTATCTTGAGAATTTTTGCTATTTCGTCCTGAGACTCTTGTTTAAAAATAGGAAACAAATCTTGTGGGTTTTCACATCGTGCAAACTGTTTCATTTTATTTAGGCGTTGTGACTGTATGATATATCCTTCTATCTTTAGATTTTTACATCTTAGCGATGCATCAGTATAATGCTCTTTGAATATAGAATTTTTATGACTACCGATATTTAAAGCCAATTCTTTTAGGTCTTTAGACTTAAAATCATCCTCATTAATTAAATTGATTAGTGGGGCCAAGTCAAGATCTAAAAAGTTAGGTTTAAATGGAATATCATTAGCTGTTTTGTCTGCTGTAAAATTAACTTTGGTAGATTGTTCTAAACTTCTAATCTGAAAGAATTCTGGTAATATATGTATCTTACCACGAAGTGCAAGAATTAATCCTAATACTTTGTCAAAGTAACGAAGTCCCCAAATCTCAGGATACTTGAGATGAAACTTATGTATCTTTTTTTGAACATCCGTCCTAATTATATTATGATTTTTAGCTGAAAATGTATTCCAATGATGTTTTATTCTTTCTAGAGGATCGTCGTGATCTATCATCTCTACGAGATATTCAACTGTTTCATAGTCAAGACTGTCTTCATAGAGTGCGGCGCCATGACCACCTACAGCCACACATTCTGGGTGTTTATCTAAATATTTCAAACACTTAGGAATTGCCGGAAGTAATGTAAAATCGTCATCACAAGTGATTAACGTGTAGTCTGTGTCTACCATGTCTAACATCATATCAATTTTTTTGCAGTAGCTCCAGTTACAATTCCAATTATATTCAATATTATATTCATCTACAATATTATCATTGTTAGAAATTATTAGTGGTTTTTCTGGAGTAGAATCAGCAACTATAATCTTACCAGGAAAATCTTTGTAATATTCAAGACAACGTCTCAATGTTTTCCACCTATATTTTATTGGAATTATTATTGTTAAGTTCATTGCATCATATACTCTACACATTCTTGTAGTTCAGATTTATATTCACTTTGTTTGACTGAATTGTTAGAAAAAATAGAATATGGAAAATTATACGATAGATCAATCTTTGATGTAAAATTTTCTGTTTCAAAGTGATTCTTAATTAGATTATATAATGTATTTTTGGATATATCACAATAATTGGCTAACGAGAGTAGATCTTCAGCTTCTAATAATCTTAAAGGAGTTGTATTTTTCATTTCTTCTTTAATTTTTGGTTGATTTATCACTCTTGATTGTGTGCTTCTAATTTGATATAAGATTGGTAACGTTTTTACATTTCCCAGTTTAGATAATATTACTAATAATAATCTCTCCAAATAATTAATTTTTGCTAAAGACTTGTTCTCTTGAAAAAATTTAAAACACTTTAATATTATGTCACTCCTAAAACAGGCGTGGTTTCTAGCATAGAATGATTTATTTAAAATATTTTCTATTCTTCCAAGAGTATTATCTGAATAGAACTGTTCATTTGTACAACTAATATATGCTTCTGGATATTTAACTTTTACATCTACCCCGTCGTGTGATAAATTGTTCTTAAACTCATCTGGTTGAAATCCACTTTGTGGAACATGAATATATAAATCAGAATATTGACCATCAACACATACATAATCTAAATTTTTATCTAAAAACTCTACACATTTTGATATAGCTGATTTTATAACTAAATCGTCATCAGCACATTCTATTGTATATTTAGTGTCTATGGTTTTGTAAACATTATACATTTTATCAAAGTAATTCATTTTTGGATAATATTGATATTCAATCCAGTTGCACCGTTCTATTCCTTTAATTGGTTCATCTGAAGATTCTGCTAAGATTATTTTAAATGACTCGTTTTTATAAAAATGAAGTATACGATTTACATTTTCTTTTCTATTTTTTACAGTTATTATTAATGTTAAGTCTAGCATAATTCACATTTAGTTACAAATATCCAATTATTCATAATCTTTTACCAATTTAATTATTTTCTTAATATCTTCACTTGAAAGTTTATGATGTAGTGGCAAGCTTACAGTCTTGCTTGATTCTCTCTCAGATTTCTGAAACTGATATAATTGAATTTGATTCTTAAATGATGGGTGGTATATCTTATTTTTATGAAGGCATGGGTAGTGAATTCCGCATGTAATACCATTTTCTTTCATATACTTAACAAATTTTTCATTGTTGTCAACCTGAATCCTATAGAGATGATCACTTTTATTTTGATAATTTAATGCATCATTATATATGGTACGTACTTCCGCAATTTTCTCTTTTCGTTCGTCAAGTGTTTTTAATTGCTGAAACGCTGCATACACTTGAGGAACAATCATATAATTGTTATATCCAATCATCAATTGGCGACCATGACTAAAATCTAAACCACTCATAGCCTTTTGACGAAACCAATCTATACGACCTTTATCGTTGGACACGACGGCAGCACCACATAATGCTCCACATATTTTTGTGGGATAAAAACTGTATATAATAATATCACTACTATGTTTGACTTCGTCAAACTGATTTCTATCCAATCGGTGTGCCGAGTCAATGATACCGGGATATAATTGGTAAGACCACCCTACCCATTCAGTATCTTCTACAAAATTAAGAAAGTTATCCGAATTTATAATTGCATTAGCTACAACATATGGAAGTATTGTTGGTACACTTATTGATTTTTTATATACATATTTTTGTTGTAGTGCTAAGGTGATGGCTGTGGTGGCGTTACTGATTAATGCCACGTATTTAGCGTTGGTATATTTGCAGAAAGCTTCTTCAAACTCAGGGACTACATCGTCGTATATTAAGTTTTTAAACTTAGAGCAATCTATGTTTCCATCGTATACTGGAAAAAGATTAATCACTAGCATTCTCCGAGTACATCAATCTTCTAAGAGCATGAACTGCTTTACCAGTTTTACAATCTTCATAATGACCACGCTCATCTGTTAAGTCTGCTTCGCATTCTATACAAAGATTAGTAGGATTTGTTAATAAATAACCACCTTGTAATAGTTCATCAAATTTTTCAGCAATTTTCCAGAGATCTTCTAGTTCTTTTACAGCCGAATCTATACATGGTTCATCTTCTCTTCTACAAAATCCTGCAAGTGTTAGTTTACTACTATCTAAATCAAACATTATGATTTCTCCGTATAATTATCGTATAAATATTTACCAATATATCTCATTTCCTCTATTGAAATTTTCTGGTCTAGTCTTGACTGATTAGGATCTGTGAAATCTGATTTAAATAGATTATCATACCAATCTGCTACACTAAATAATATGCTTTTATTATAATCATTATATTGTATTGCATATACAGAAAATCCTGTTGGCCTGTAATAACATGAATAATTTAGAGTTATAGAATGGTTATGTATACATATATCTTTACCAATGGGGCCAATATTCATATTTATGAAATATTCTTGTGGAAAATACGAACCTATAAAAGTTTCTATTCCTATTTCATGATCAGGTTCAAAAAACTTTATTCCTTCTTGTAAAATCTCTTGAGCGTGTTGCCCTAATTTAAATTCTGGCTTAGGTAATTTTACAAATGGAATTAAACTAAGCGACGCTAGGAAACCTCTTCTAATCATTAGTTTCTCCTTACATAAGTGTTACAACTTAACAACAGTTTATTCTGTAATTCAGTATCAATCTCAAAATCGCCATGCAATTTCATAAACTTATCTAAGGCAGTAGCCGGATTGTTACCAATACCCCATTCTCTTTTACGATTTTGTGGTGGCATTTGCTCAATAATAGTATCACATACGACAATATAACTTTGCGGTGGAACTACAGGACTCCAAAAATTCAATTCTTGAGTTACATGATCTTCAGTGTGATTACTATCCATAATGATAAGTATTCTGGTTTTTCCTAATGTATGAAGTGTTAAGTTTTCTATAATTGGAACTAATTCTTTATTTAAAGATGATGATTCAATTAAATGACAATGAGATAAACTATTTGATAAAAGTATGTCAGTAATTCTTCTTTTAAGATCCTTTGGTTGATATATGTCGATTCCAAAAATATGTCCATCAGGATTACATGCGTTCAATACAGAGGTTAAAAATAATGTAGTACCACACCAACACGAACCTAATTCCACTATAATTTCTGGTTTAATTTTCCAAATAATTTCTGCCATTGCAAACATATCTTGGGGAAGTTGTAAGGCGGGTTCGCCCATAAAATTTGTTAAATGAATCCAATAATGTTCATCTGCTTTACTTAATAAATTAATAGCATCTTGTTGTAATTCATTATTATTATGCATTTCTTCAATTTTATTTGATCTTAATGATTCAAATTCTTGACGAGTTAACATAGATATTTCCTTTCAATATAGAAGAATATTTATAATACTTAATATATCCATCTGCCATTAAAAATCCTATAATATAGGCAGAATTATTTGTCCACGTTTTAAAATAATCATTATTGTCTTTATATTTCATTTTATAAACTTTTCTGTAATATTTCTTTCACCCTCAGTCCACAATATTCAACTTGATAATCTGTCATATTTAAAGCACAGGGTAATGTAATACCACGTTTACTAATATTATAAGCAACTTTATTTAATTTAGTGTAATATCTATGTCTATTTTCTTTTTGATATGCTGGTATGGAAGATAGTGGATAAAACATTGGTCTTGCTGAGACATTTGTTTGTTCTAACATTAACCGTTTATTTATATTATATCTTTTATCCCATACAATATTTGTTGCCCATGCACCATTATAGATTGCATCATCATCTTTGTTTATAGTTATTCCATCTAAGTTTTTAAAAATATTTTTGTAAATGTGGAATATTTCTCTTTTTCTATTGACTAACTCGTCTAGTCTTTGTAATTGTCCATAACCCAAGGCGCATTGAATATTTGACGGAGTATACTTCGGAGTTATCATTTCATTATAATATGGTTTTGTTTCTGGATATCTCCCGTGGTCTCTTAACATTTTTAATTTTTTAGCTATATCTTTGTTGTCAGTAAGTATTATTCCCCCCTCACCCATAACTAATGTTTTGCTAACATGAAAAGAAAATACTGACACATGTCCAAAACTACCAGATTTTTGTCCATTTAGTGTTGAGCCCAGTGATTCAGCCGCATCTTCAATTATAAGCAGTCCGGGCCAATTTAATTTATCAAAGTTACACATATTTCCATAAATATTTACCGCTATAATTGCTTTAGTATTATATCCTATTAATTTTTTAACTGAATCAATATTTAAACACCAGTCATCTTCATTAACATCAGCAAAACGTATTTTTGCTCCGCAATAATCAATACCAGCTGAGCTACCTATCCAAGTAATCTCCGGAACAATAACTTCGTGTCCTTTTCCTATACCATATGCTAATAAACATAAATGTATAGCGGACGTACAATTTGTGGTACAAATACCATATTTTCTTCCGTGTAATTTAGCAAACTCTTCTTCAAAAAGTTCACAGTATTTATATCTATCTTTTCCGTACCAACAATGCATGGCATCCATTACATAGTCTGTGTCTTGGCATGTAATCCATGGACCAGCATTATAGATATTATTCAACAATATTCTCCCGTAATAGTAGTTCCATTTGATTTAACAGCAAGGTAGTGATTTCTATCTACAAATATTTTAGACTCATTTATAGGAATGTCAAATATTATAGCGTCGTCTATCCCATCTGCTAATCCAAAATCTTTTCCGTAATAGTTTAATGAAACCTCTGAGAATCTTTTAATATCATCTACATAAATTATTTCTATTTGCCACTCCATATGTTCAATGATATCTAGAAAGATAACAAATTTTGATTTATTATAAGTTTTACCATTTGTTTTATAGCTCATATTTTTTTAAGGAATCTGGCCGGATTCCCCACCCAAATTTCGTTATCTGGTACATCATGTAAAACGACACTGCCGGCACCTACTATTGAATTTTCTCCTATTGTAACGCCGGGAATTACTGTTGCTCCAGCACATATCCAGGCATTTTCTTTAACAGTAACACATCCACATAGTGTAGCATTTGGAGCGATTTCTACACCATCTTCTAATATACACTCGTGATCTATAGAACAACACTGATTTAGTATGACCCAGTTACCTATCTTAACTTTGGTTCCTATTGTTACACGGGGTGATATTTGTAATCCTTTTCCAAGTTTTAGATCATAGTTAGTAACGGTACTTTTATGTGCAAGAAGATGTGGTTTTAATCCCCATTTTTCTAGTCTTTCTGATATTAGTCTGCGTTCTTTTGCATATGGATTTCCAATAGTTACACAGAAATAATCAACCCCATCTTTATCTAGTCGTTTTTGTAATCCACAACATTTATCACTAAATACTTCTTGCCCCTCGTATTCTCTTTTATATCTATCTATCATATGAGATATGGTTAAATCATAATTGTAGAGAGCTATAGGTTTCATTATTTCAAACTGACCACCTATCCCGTAAAATACAATATATTTCATAACCAATCTACTGTGTCTGACATTGGTATTAACATCATAGATTAATATTTCTTAAAGCTTTTAGGGTTTCTTCTATACATTCATATACTGAGCCTTGGGGAAGAAGTCTTTTATGATATATACGTGGATCATAATAATCCTTTGCACCAAAGTTGGGAAATGCAAATAGTTTTCTCATTTTTGAGCTGGAAACTTTGTAATTATATTGATTTATTAATGGAGAATCAACCCACTCTATATCAAAGTATTTTTGTACAGATAACATTGATAAAATCCGCTTAAGAGTATAATTTTTTGTTAAAATATTTAAAGTTTCATTTTTATATTTACTATATGTGGCACATATATGAACAACTTCTAAACAATCAGTCAAACAAAGATAAGGTCTATAAAAATTGAGAGCTTCGGTCCAGACTGGAAGTGGCTTTCGCATTATTGAATTAAAACAAAATTTGTTGACGGCTGTCTGATTTCTCCACCCCGGCGACCACCCACAAATAGTTCCAAATCTAAGTATCATATAATCCATATCTCTTTGAATATCTTTTCTTAAATATTTTTCAACTTCAAACTTACCGTCAGCATAGGGTGATTGAGGATTAATTGTTCCTTCGTCAAATTCTTTAATTGGAGTATCATCTTGAGATAAACCATAAATACTTGTGCTTGAGGGGAAGATAAATTTTTGAACCTTTGCTAATGTACACTTATCTATAAAATCAATAGTATCATCAACATTAACCTGTTTTACCAAAACTTCGTTATCAAATGATTTAGACGCATCTACAATAGCTGCTAGATGAATAACTGTATCGAATTGTCTCAAAAAATCTATAGATAGATCTTGAAAGGATGACTCTACAAAATTTATACTGCGTGGCAGATTAAATAAAGAACAATATCTTTGAGTATGAAAATTATCAACGGCGGTTATATCTGTTTTCCAATTATGGAGAAGATAGCTACCAATGTAGCCTGCGGCTCCAGTTAAAAGAGTTCTCATTTTAATTCCTCAATAATATATAAAAGGTATTCTTGCCAGCTATTAATATAATCTTCTTTACTATACTTTCGATCCCAAAATACTAACAAAGACGTATCTCTTGTATAATATATCTCCTCACTCCAAACCATATATGGAACTAAAATAGAATCTCCCGGTTTTAATATATATTTAGTAAATTTTTCATATAAATCTCTACATGTTACTTGAATAGTTCCATTTAAACATATCATTAATTGAGAAGTATTAAGATGAGCGTGTTTTCCCCGTATTTCTCCGGGATCTACTCTTACTACTGAAAAACAATGTATAGGTTTAAATGGCATAGTGGAAAAATCATAAGCAGTTAATGTTCCTCCACCACTTGAAAATCCAGGAAAACCACTTAATTGTACATCATTTATAGTGGGATATTGTTTTTGTTTTTTCATAAATCTTTTCATTGTTTTTTTTTGGATATTGATCTATATTTATCTATTTTCTAGACTCCAATTTTCACCAAAGCTTCCAACAGGAAGTTTAAAATCATCATTTGGTGTCCACTTTTTATCTAACCAATAAAGCAAAATAGCTTCCTCGCTGCCAATATTCATATAACCATGGTAAGAATGGTATGGTAGTTCAAGAACTTGTGGGTTTTTATCTGATAGATAATGAAATTTCATTTCATATAAATCTGAACACCAACCTCCTATACTTTTTGATATTACTTCTTTACATGCAAAAATTGTACTTTCTGGATGTATGGACTCAGCAATTCCAACTTTTAACTGTCCCTTAATTAAAAACCAATAATCTAAATATTCATGAGCGTGCCATGCAGAAATAGATCCATTAGCAGGAATGTAGGACACATTAACTTGTCCATGATCCATAGGAAATATATCCATGAGAGATTGTTTTCTATCATCTTGAAAAAATTTCATAGTTTCGCTACTTCAGCCATTTAATACAGGCGGCAACTCCAAGGGTAACTGCGAAAACGATTAAACATATCATACCTATTGCTAAAAAATCCATTATAATACCTCGTTCTTATCTACAGAATATTTAATAATACTAGGATCTAACACAAATCTCGAAATAATACCGTCCCAATCATATCCAAATAATTGACATTCTCTATCACAACATAGAGAGACAAGCTGTTTCGTATTATAGTTATAGAATGATTTATAATCTGTTTTATTAGTAGAAGCGTTAATTTTTTCTTTTTTCCCAACTTTAATATCAATACTATCACAAAGATTGTATAACTCTTCACTTAGATTCTCGGTACGAAGTATAAAATCTGGTACACAATCTCCTTTCACATTGAATAGATTATAGTATAAGAAGTTTTTTTGATAATATTGGAAGCTGTCATTATTAAACCGCTGAGAATAGAAATTTTTAACAAATTGAGGAAATGTTTCTCCATATACATTCTCATGTTCTTTTGGTCCGGACATAATCCAGCGGAATGCTACAAGTTTTCCACGTGCAGGATTAGATTGGTGTTTCTTGGTCCACCAACTTACCAACAAATCATAGGGGTTTCTTATCGTCGTAAAACAAACGGCTTTCCCTTGATCTTTTTCTCTATAAAATTGCTCATATAACTTAATACGATCTTCTAGTTTTTCACTTTCATCAAAATAAAAAAATCTGTGGCCTTTTTCGTGTTCAAGAACCTTTTTACAATATGTACTGCCGGTTCTTGGTATGGCTAGATAATAGAGATTCATTTAATCTTCTCCAAACACTCTGTCCTGACATTTCTGACACATCTTAGATATATTCCATTCCTTGCGAGAGATTTTATTTCTAAATCCATCTTCAGATTGTTTTTTTCCACATTGAGAGCAGTGATTTTGATGATTATCATAACCATGTGGAGCTATCTTGTTTAGAAATGCTTCCATTTCAGGTGATTTCATTTTTAACCTCATGTACATAGGGCTGTGTGGTTATCCAAGTTCCCTTAAAATTATTGTGTTTCTTAAGGATCTCATCCTGATAGTTAGGAGCGGCAAGATAAATAACATCTGCTACTTCATTTAAATCTTCTGGTTCCTTTACGATGGGAATATGTGTTAGTGAAGTAAATTTACCAATTTTTTCTAAAGTTGTATCTGTAATACATTCAATCAGATCTCGTGAATAATTCATATCCATTTTTGTTTTATCAGCATCTTCATGACCGTTTATTACATAATTTAAATATGAATAGATAGTACTAGATTTACTTGTTGCACCAAAAGCCATTTTTCTTTTACCAAAATTATTTTCTAAATATTCATAGAATTTTTCTATATTCCCTCTTACCTGTTCAGCAAATCTAAAATATGTTTCCAGTTCTTGTAATTTTGCGGTACTTTCTTCATATCCGAGCAATCCATTCATATCATCATCATAAGGAATATTAAAATTTCCTTTTTCAAAGAAGTATCGTTGAGAACCCATATGAATATCTGGTAATTCCTGTATCTTTACTAATCTTAACCCATGGTTATATGAGATTTTCTCTAATGCTATTCCTGAAAATATATAATGATGTTCATCATAAAATTGAGAATATGCACAACTCTTGATTGTATGTGATAATGATGGATCTTCAGTAATTAAAACTCCGCCATCTTTTAATGCTATGAAACACGCTTCAAAGAATTCATCTATATCTGAAACATGACACGCACAATTAGTCGCATAAATTAAATCAAATTGACCACACTCTTCTTTTACTATCTTTGCATTTGATATATTCCAGAAAAATGGATAACACCTGTATCCTTCATTGTTTAGCTGATCGCAAAAGTTTTCACATGGTTCTACAGAAACTGCCTGATTTGTTAGAAAATTCTTTAGGAAAGTTCCATCGTTGCTACCAATTTCTAGTATTTTTTCACATTCAAAATTCTGTTTGATATAATCGGCAGCACTTTTAAAATGTCGTCTCATTGTTTGAGAACCACCAGTACGGTACGGGTAGTCTTTATTAAACATTAGCTTTGCATCAGGTTGCTCAACTAGTGAGACTAAGTAGTTCTCGGTATTAAATTGAACTTTAAGAGGAAAAGAATATTCAGTTGCTTTACCACTTTCGTAGGAGTCTTTCTCTTCTTTTGTAATGAACTTGTTTGAAAGGGGTTGAATTCCTAGGTCCAAAAATGTATGTTTCATTTTATTTTTCCTTCAAGTTATGACTTTGTAATTCTTGATGTTGTTTATATGCATGATCAAACATTTCTTTATAAGCCCTGTTTAATAATTTTAGTTCCCTCTTTTGGTTTCTGACCTTATGTTCTAAATGTCCAATATACTCTATACGATTTATATTTGGTTCATTCGTAGTTGCCAGTAACATTTCTACTAACACTTCTTTGTTTTTATATTTTTGGCACAGCCTATCATATTCATAGTTGACACGATCATTCCAGCACAGCTTTTGGTTGTGATTCCATCTTAGATATTTTCCTATTAACCATTTAATCATTGTTTGTTTGTAGTTTGTGATAATAATTTATCTTTTTTAGGATTAAATAATTTTGAAGTCATGTAAATGTTCATCCTCTTTAAAAATAAATGGAAGCTGTTCACCGAATTTATTCTTGTTATAAAACGATTCTGTAAAATGCATGCCTTCTTTTCCAATATATATAGCACGATTCATACAGAAACGATAGCGTTTCATGTCATTTTGAGCTATTGCCCATTCTTTTCCACAATCTTGCCCTGTGACGTTAGACTTCCAATGACCCATTTTTTTAAAGAACTCAGAAATTTTAGCATGTGGTCGCTGTCTATATTCTACGTTACGCACAAGATCATAATATTGATCAAATAGAGGGCGTATTCTTACGTGGTTGGATGATATGAATATCTCTGCAAAATGATGGTGATTATCGGATACTAAAGTGTCTAATTCTCTTGATTCATTATCCATCTTTCGGAAACCGGGGCTGAATGAGAAAATCGTTTCCTCATGCTCATCAAGATAGGGGATTAGTTCTAGTGCCAGCTTAAACCAGTGTGGACTTAATACTACATCATCTTCTAATAACATTACATAATCATAGTGGTTAGTGAGATAACAGAGTCCTTCATATTGATTAACTGCAAGACCTACATTATCTTTATCTCTTGAGTGAACTTCTTTATTTGGAATAGAAGATTCTTCAAATATTAGTGTGCAATTTATACAATCCATTGGTTTTGCTACAAGAACTCCAAGAGTTTTAGACATGTGACCATCTTGGAAGAGATGAAATTCAAAGTTATCAAGGTGTGAAGCACTTTCTATTGATTTAATCTGTTGTTTTAAATAGTTTGGTCTGTTGAAACTAAATATTCCTACTCCAATTTTTACCATTTACTTATCCACCTCTTTTTCTCTATCAACTCCAGCCACTGAATTGTTAAGACTAGATTCCATCAATATATTTCCTATCTAGAATGACTTCTAGCAATAACTCTTTTAGTACCTTCCTCTTTAAGAAAGCCTCCAAAATGAAACATAGAACTGTGAAAGAAAAACATAGAACCGGCACTTCCTTCAATAGGAATTAGTTTATCTTCTATGGGGGCAAGTTCGGGATAATCCTTAACCTTATTTCTTATCTTTGCATAATCAGACGTTTCCTTTAATGCATTCTGCCTGACTCTTTCTCCTAGGACTTGAGAACCTGGAATACAATGAAACGCACCATTTTCTACAGTTACATCATTAACATATATAAACGATTTACAGGTGGGGGTTTTGTCTACATGTGTAAACATATTAGGACTCCATTCATCTTCTGGAATCACATTTGTTTCTTCTGTGAGAAATATTTCTTCTGCAAAAGAAAAATTAGAACGATCTATCCACTCTCTATAAATATCATATTGCCAATCTGAACAAAATGTTTTATAAATCATCGGATATTTTAGTCTTATATCTGTTTTATCTTTAGTTTTCATCCTACATGCACGACCAGGACTATAACTGGCTGCCAACTTTTCATACTCAAAACACTGAAAGACTTCCTGCTGAAATCCTGCTAAGTCTTCTCCTTCTAAAAAGGATGGAATAAAACAGATTCCAAATTCTCGTATAATATCTACAACTTTATTTGGATTTTCTAGTGCTAATTGTTTATCTATAGTAAATTTATAATTCATTAGCGTTTATCCCATATTATTTTGTTTATCTTGTAATATGATTTTGGTATAGTTCGTTCGTATATTTTTTGTCTTTTTACTAAGTGAGAAATATCTATTTGCCATTTATTATCTTTTAAACGTTTTATTTCTATCATATCTTCTCTAGCTTTTTGTGGTACAAACATTTCTATTGCAGCTTCAGAATCTATCCAACAGTGTAAATCTTTGTCTATAACCATTTGCCAATGAGGAATCCATGCAGCTTCAAGAACGTCTAAATCTTTTACATGTCTATTTAATTTTTCAATAGGGAATTTATCATGAGCAAAAGTAGTACTAGCAATTATACAAATAATAAGTGGGGCTAGAACTTTTCTCATGATGTCACCTTCTGGATTAGTTGTTGTTTCTCAATCAGACCTCTCATCTGAGATAACTCTATCTGACAATCAGCATCTGAAATAGCTTCACTTGGATTAGGATGACACTCAGCAAAAATACCGTCAAAATCGAAAATACTCGATGCTAAGAAGTATTTCTTAGCAAGTTCTCTGTTGCCCCCGGTAAAACCATCTCTTGTGTATTGCGTGGAGTGGGTGCAATCAATTATGACCTTATCCCAGTGTTTCCGCATATGTTCAACACCACCTAAATCTAGAACAAGTCTATCATATCCAAAAAATGTTCCACGATCTGTAATCCACGCTTCACAATGGGGATTTGTCTTTTTAATCTTATCTATCCATTTGCAGGATTGAGTAGGACTAGCCCACTGGCCTTTTTTAACATTGACTTTATTAAAATACTTTGCTGCTTCAATTAACATGTCTGTTTGACGACATAAAAATGCTGGTATTTGTATTAAATCTATTACTGGTGCTAAGTCTACTGCCTGCCAAGGCTCGTGAAAATCTGTTGTTAATTGTATCTCTGGCAATTCTTTTTTAATTGCTTTAAAGCATTCTATGCCATATTCTAAATTGAAGTCAGTATCTTGTGATATACCTCTTCTACCCTTTATAGAAGTTCTATTAGCTTTACAAAATGATATTTTATAAAACCATGTTTTAATTCCAAGATCATTCATTAATGATGAAAGATATTTACCTGTTTCTAAATAAGATTGTTTGGATTCTAATCCACACATACCTAATATATAATGCATATTACACCTTATTTAATCTAGAGTATTCACCAAATATTTCAGTGGCTTTATTGTTGTAAACTATTGCTGCTTCTTTTGGATCTTTAAAATATTCTAGATAGTAGTTTTGTTCTTTGGTTCTTAATTCTGCTGTATATCCTCTAATTTCTCCATATGTATAGAAGGAGCGATTGGTCCTAAATCATAACCATCTTCACTAAGAGAAAAACTTCCAAACCCTTTACCTTCTTGACCATTTTTACCAGTTGATTCATTTCCGTCACCACTTCCGTTACCTCTACCGAAACCATTTCCATTACCTTTTCCGTTTCCTTGACCTTTTTTAGATCCCTTTTTACCCTTTTTAGTTCCCACTACAATTTCGCCATTCTTTAATCTTTTAATTATATCTTCCATTAACTCATGTAGCTTTCTTTCATATGGAACTTTATATGTTCGTGGCTCATTGCTTTCGTAATCAAGAATACCAGATTTTGATTTAACTAGTGGTGTAACCCATAAAAATATAGCTCCGGGATTACCAATCTGTTTATTTTCCTCGTGTACGATAACCCAGTGAATTAAGAATTTATCTGGTAGTGATTGTTCTGTAGCAAATCCCTTGTATGAATCTATTGAGTGCCATACGATAAATCCAATCCAAGTAGAAAATGCTATAGTTAGGATTTTTAAAGTCCAGTGACCCTTGCCTCCGATAATAAAATATAGTAGTAAAACTACTAAACATGTTATTACAAAGGGAATACTTAAAGATGTTAATTCCATTAATGAAACTCCCTTGGAGTAGATCCAGGTCTTTGTGTAGCTAATAATTTTTGCAATTCGTTAATTCCGTGTACTTTGCCTTCCATATCCACCGAAAATCTAAAAGCAGTTTGTTCTTCTCCGTGATGAGTAAACTTCATCTTCTTAATATGTACCAAGCTATAACTATTCATCTTTTCAAGTTTTATAATTACTTCTAGCGGCTTTGTTTCTCTCCATGTCCAAGCATGAGCATTAATTGTAAATTCAGTAGGCAGAATGCCACGTATATATACGTGTTCTACATTTTTTGTAATTGTGAATATTTCACCCTGTTCTGTCGTGAATGTATCAGAATATTTGCCAGTATCATCCTGTTCTAGGTGTAGAAATCCTTGTTCTCTTCTTCTAAATCCAACTAAATTACCATATCCATCCTCAACCCATAGATCCATATCAGTTTCACTATCGTCATACCAACTCATGGTAATGATAAATTCAGCTTTACTTTCTGTGTTTTGTGACTTCTTATCTTCAACTGTGATAAGTAGAAAAGATAAGATGAATAGTACCATTAATCCTAGTACTAGACTAAATAACATATCCAAAAAAGATGTATCAGCACTATATTTATTTTGCATTTTTTTATCTAATGAAATATCCATATATTAGAAAAAATATAATTTCAATCCAAGCCGCCATCTCAGAATCAATCAGAAAACTTAGAAGTGAATCTATTTTCATTTTTTATTCTTTTCTAAGAAATTATTTCTAATGAATCGAACCTCATTTTCCAACATAAAATATTCTAAACGAAGTAATAAAGAACAAATAATTCCTGTGATGGTAGTGATTAAGGCGGTTGATATACCACCGGCAATTTGTTGAATTAGCATTTTCATCTCTAGTGGATTAGATACATCCATGTTTTCAAAGCCACTGAAACTTAACATTAATCCTATCACGGTTCCTAACAATCCTAGGCTGATAACTTGAGCAGATACAAACCATCCCCATTCGCATAATCGTTCAGCACGATTACATGAGTACTCTGTATGATCTATTGCCCAGCATTTAAATCCACACCATATTGACATAAAATAGAACAATAACATTATTATGTAACTAATATGTGTTGAATCCCCTTCCCATATCGCTCCGTATATCCCTAGTCTATAGAGAACTAGTGAAGATACAGAAATTAATGATATCAGAAGGAACCAGTAGAGAAATATTTTATGTTTCATTTTATTTTACCAGATATGTTATATATTATAGTTGATCATTAATTTCCATAACTTTCCTTCATTTCTAAAATCATATCTTCTATTTCTAGATAATCTGCTTTTCGTAATTCTGGAAATGGTTTCTTATTACCTATTTCGAATCCTAAAGCTTTAATTGCATATCTTAAAGATATGTGCCATCCATATTTAGACATTACATCAAAAAATTTATCTTCAAGTTTTAACATCATATCAGGATGGTCGCTAGGTTTAGAAGAAAAAATTTGTTCTCCATTATAAATACATTCATATAAAGCGTTTTCTAATTTAGGAAATACACTACCCAATCCAGAAAGATACGTATTTGCCCCGGCGTTTATACATAAAGAGAATCGTCTACCAGAACCACCAGCAACACAGATAGTAAAGTTATCATTAGCTAATCGAGATACCTGATAAGCTGTTTCATAGTGAAGTGACTCTTCTTTTAATCCCGTAATGTTAGGGTGCTCGCTCAACTTTTGAATAACATCTAGAGGATAGTCTACCCATTTTAGTCCGTATCCAGAACGTAGTGGTTGTGCGTGTATCCATATTGGACATGGTGAATCATCGGCAACTTCAAAGAAGAAATCAATAATAGTTTGTTCATCGTAAAGTCTATCTGGATAAAGAATTAAAGCAATATCATCATTTTTTACAGATCCTTTTATACATCTTAATAGACGTTTTGTTTCCGTTAAAGGCGCCGGAGATATACCTGATATTAGCTGTTTATCAAAATAATCATAACACCGCCAGTTAAAATTTATAATTTCGGCATTTGATAATAAATTATACTGACTTGTTCCAGCCGTAGTCATTATTGTTTCAACGCCTTCACTACTAAGATATTTAAGATATCTTCCTAGTTCTTTATTGTTTAGACTTTCGTCTTCGTTATAGAACGGTGGTATGGGGACTATAGGACTCATGAGATGAAAACCTTTTAATTGGGAAAATTAAGATAAGCAAATTTACTAAATAATTCTTTTTAACATTATTCATAATACTCCACTTCTATAGTAGCTCCGATTCTATCAACCGTAGACATAAATACGGATGTTCTAAATCTCATATTTTGGGGTTTTAAATCCTTGTATGCTATGCATGCTTTTGACGCAATTTTTTTGAGAATACTATCTAAAGTTTCTCCTGCGTCTATGTTTACCGAAGCTAATAATCGTCTCTTAACCATTTATAAATCTTATGGGAACCCATTCATTCATAGTATATTTGTTTATTTTTCCATCTCATGTTTATTCTCCCAGGGAAACGGAGTGTTTGGTTGCTCACATCCTAAAAAACTGCATAGAGTAGGCCAACTATGGAAATCTGAACATATATTCATTATTAGAAGACTATCACTTCTTTGAAAGAAGTATTGACTAACTTCACTTTCATATTTATGAATATTAAAATTTTCATTTGGACAAAATTTTTTTAACGACTTATTCCAGTTTTCTTTATCTCTTGTCGTAATAATAAATTTACTATTTGGATATGTGTAATCTAATCTCTTGTAGAAAAAAGATAAGATAGAACTAACTATTCCATCATATTTTTCTATATCATTACAAATACTACTCCAGGTATAATTTCCGCTTTGAATTGAACAATGATGAAATGTTTTATATCCTAAAATGTTTAGGGCGGAAGATAGTGAGGTAGTTCCCGTCCTTGAATATCCTATGCCGAAAATTTTATTCATTAATTATTCTTCTGTTATAGGTTTAGAAATAAGTTTATAAAACTCATTTACACTCATATATCCAGGACTAGGAGAGATTTTAACTACCTTTTTTGAATAGGGATTAATCCACGAATAATCAGGAATGCCACGTTTCGGATATTTATCTCCGTGCGGTTTTACTCTAACAAAAATATAGTGCTTTTTTAGAAAAGATCGTATCTTTATATTGGGTAACACGTTCCTTTCCATCATTACACATGGTTTACAGTAACTTGGGTCGGTCCACATGACAAGAACATACTTTTTTTGTTTTTGTCCAGCTTGAATGCCAAGTTCAATGTTTGAAAATTCCCACTTTGGTTCAGCGGTTTGCTCATAGGATACTGGTATTCTTGTTTTAGAATTACATCCTATAAAAAATAGGCTGAGTAGAATGAGTAATATGCGAAACACTTTTCACCCCTAAAATAATTGCTTCTATTACATTATAGCTATATATGTTGACTTGTCAACTTTTAGAAAGAAATTTCTTCTTCATCATCTAACCACAGATTTATTATAGGCTTACCTATTTTTTTTGCGTATTGAATACAGGAAAAGGTTCCTCCAGATTGAAGTTCTGGATTCCAAATTGCAAGCAGGGTATCACATGTATTACACATTTCTTCATTTCTTAAAAACATTTTCTTAGGTGAAAATCCCCCATCCGAAACAACTTTTGTAAATCTACATTGACGTAAAATTTTATGGTATCTTTCTTGTGAATGTGACGGCCATTTCTTTTCTGAACCTGCAAAAGGTAGGTATGCGTGTAAATCAATACCGAGAGATAGTGTAGCTTCTGCTAGCCAAAAGTCGTAACCTATAGACATGCCGGTAATAACATAATCTATATCTTTTTTATTTTCTCTAAGATATTTGGAGATTTTTTGTTTGAAGGCTATACAATCGGGGTGATTTTCCCTATAAGAAAAAGAAAACTCTTTTGGTCGATGGCCGGTGCCTGCTATAATTTTCATTCTCATTTTAATCCTCTTCCCATTTAAAATAAAACTCTAATCTTTATAGGCAGAACCGTTTTCTTCAACTTTAATTTGTTCATATGCTCTACACATCATTGTGTACATTTCAAGCTTAGCACATTCAAAAATTCCAATGGCATCATTATATTTCCAATGTTTTTCTTGTTTATCAAGACCAACCGACTTCCAAACTATTCTATTAATAGCATAATTAATATATTCATTTTTATCTTCACCAGAAATACTTGGGTCTTGTAGTTTTACAATTAATGCATCAACCTCTTTATTTAAAAATCTTCTTCCATCTTCGTCAATGTGAGGCATGTCTATTTCTCCAAATAGTCAAAAAATTTCCAACGATCAGTGCCGTCATCATATCCATCGTCTATTTTCAGAAGATAAGATTGGACTTCTTCTAATGTTGAGAAAATATGATTAACTGGTAAAGTTCCGAGAATCCAGTTAAGTCTACCCATCACTTTTCCTCAATCATATACGAAAAAACGTATCCATCCTTTATATCTAAGTCGTTAAAAAATTTGCGTTTAACTTCTAATGCTTTATAGTTTTGATTTTTTAGGAATAGGTGGGCGTCGAGATTTGTATCTCTTATAACTAGGAGAACTTGTCTATATGTACTATCTAATTTTTCTTCAACTTTATTTAATAGAGATCCACCGATACTCTGCCTTTTTAAGATAGGGTCTGTAGCAAGTCTTGTAACTACAATGGCTTCGTTGCTATACCTATACATTACGTATCCACATACCAATTCATGAATTGTTGCGACAAATCCGTGATATTTTGGATCTCTGATACGTTTTAGAAATGATAAAGAATCCCAGTATTTTTCCTCATAGGCAGATCTATCAATAATCGATACTAATTTAGAATCAGAACTTAGTATTCTACGAATTACTATATTATTAATCATCTGAATAAATATATAGGAAAAATGCTATGATTACTCCTACAAGTACCACATTCTCAAAAGTAGAGAGTGTTGTCCAATTATTGAATCCTTCCATATTATTTCCCCTTTTTCTTATCTTCTTCCTTATTTTTCTTCTTATTTTTCTCGTCTTCTTCGGGATCGTGTTTAGCAGCATCTAAATTATCTAAGACTTGTTGTGTTAAAGACTTAGCTTGATTAGATTTAATTGCCTGCAACTGTTTAACAGCGGCTTCACGTGTTTTGTGGGCGCATCCAGGAGTTCCCTCTACTTTGAATCCCGGTTTCCCATCTTTTGTGCATTTGATGACTGGCATATTTATCTCCTTTCTCTATGAGAATATACACCATTTCATCATTCATTAATATAATATGTATGATCTATACAAACTTCTCTAATTAAGTATGTTTCATAAAAACCACACCCTTCTTGTGATTCAGAAGAAAAATATATGTCAACTATTTTATTATTGTCTGTTAAATTATCTATTTCTATATCAATATCTAGTTCATCCCACCATTCTTTACAATATTTAGCCAATTCTATAATTGCTTTATCATAAGATGAGAATAACCAATAATCATTTCCGTATTCATGATCAACCGTGAGTAACCAAACTTTTAAGTTCTCTTCTTTTGTCTGTTTGACTGGTATAAAGGGAATAATTGGAAGTGCAATACTATTTTGTAGAAACTTTCTTCTAATCATAATTCTATAAATCCTTCCTGATAAGAATACCAAATATTTTTAACATTAAAAAAATCAAGCATATCACAACAAAATATACACGGTTTAGATAACGCAAGCATTCCAGTTTTGGTTAGACGAACGTTAACTACATCATATTTATGAAGTTGTTCAATTGGATATGGGAACTTTTTTATAGCGGAGAGTTCGCTGTGGATTGTGTGGAATCTGTGCCCGAATCTTTTAGCTAGAGGTGAAGTTTTCCACGAATTGTTATATCCCATACAAATTACTTTTTGCCCGGTGACAATGAAAGTGAAATGTTTTGTACGGGAGTTTGGGAGATGCAAATTGTCTCTTGATATTTTTATTAATTTGTTTTGTAGGACTTTATTCATGTCTAATTTTTTCAATCATTTTAGGATCTCCTGTCTCTTTTCCTTTGTCATCACTTAATTTTACCACCTTTTTACCATCAATTTCATCAAGTTTGATTACTATATTCAGTGGTAACCAATTAAAATCGTTTGTAAAATGTGTGCCGATACCAAATTGACAATTAATATTGTCGCCACAATATTTTTGTATTTTTATAGCTTTTTCTACTGTTAAACTATCACTAAAAACAATTGTTTTATGACTTGGATTTATACCAAGTTTATTGTAATGAATAATCATCTTATCAGCAAATCTGAGTGGATCTCCGCTATCTTGTCTAACTCCATCATACAATCGTGCATATTTCCAATTAAAATGTTTTAAGAAATAATCTGTTGTAAATGTATCTGTTAGAGCAATATTAAATTTTCCTTTGTAATAATGTGCCCAATCATTTAATAGACATGATGTTGGATTTATTAGACCAAGATGTCCAAACAATCCCTGATATCCCATATATAATTCATGGGCCTGAGTTCCAATAGGTGACATATTATATTTTTTAACAAAATGAAGATTACTTGTACCTCTAAAACAAGGAACAAAATATTGTAATGTATTTATTATGATATCTTGTATCTTAAAACTATATCTTCTTCTTGTACCAAATTCACTAAATCTACAATTCCAAAGTTGTAATTCATGTCCCTTATTATTGGTTTTATCTATGAGTTCTGGGAAATCTAATGGCTGATCTTTGAAGAAAATCTCACTAATCAATGCCATCAACGGAACTTCCCAGTAAATTACATCTTTCCATTTGCCACGTATTTCTAAATCTAAATTATTCTCTGGAGTAATTCTAAAAGTTACATCGGTCTCTTTGAATTGAAAATCATGTAGAAATTCTAAATAACCTTCTTCAAAGTGGCCCATTCGTCTCATAAATTCTATTTCTTCATTTGTAAATTTCAGTTTACATAAATTAACTATTTCCTGCTCTAACTGTTTAGCAAAATTAATATCAAATGTGTGAGTTCCTCGATTATAGAATTTGTATTCTACTTCTACATGTGGATGCTTTTTCCATATAAATTGTCCCATTATGAATTTGTATAAGTCATTATCTAATAGAGAGTTAATAATCATTCTTTAAATGGCCTATAAAGGTAAAGCGGGCAACTTTTAATATTACACATTCTAATCTCTTGTTCTTCACCCGCACAACAATCCAGACACTTTGCTTTAATTACAGCGGACATAGACCCTTTACGAACATTACGAATTAATGATTTCCCCTTTTCCTTTATTCTGTAAGAAACTGGTAAGTTATTTTCCCAGATTTCAAGCACACTTTTTGCGTATTTACTTTTTAATTTATCAGCTCGTGGAACTCTAGTTGTTTTAATTCCCTGCTTTAAACCATCACCACGTTTAGCCTTTGGAGTTTTTGGATCTATTTTAAATTCTGCTAAACGTAGCAAGGCTACACTAGGAGTAATACATAAAAGTTCGGCAATTCTTTTGAAAAGAGCGCTTCTATTTTTAAGAGGGCCGTGCATCTCTGCTACTTTAAGAGCTTTTAAAAAAGCCTTTTTACTTATTTCTACCTTTGCTCTCGACATCAAGCGTCTCCGCATACTTAAAATGGTGTATAATAATAGGAATTTAAATTCTTATGGGGGGATAAATCATTGCCATTTAGTGATATATATCAATCGTTAATATTAAATAGTGTTATTGGTCAAGTTGCATTTACTCCACCTACTGGAATTTATATAGGATTAAGTGATACATCTCCAGAACAAGATTTCAGTGGTTTTAATGAGCCTCCCGCTGGTAGTGGATATTCAAGAGTACAAGTGGCTAATGATTTAGATCATTGGACTACTAGTGTTACCGGAGATAAAAATAATAGTGTATCAATCGTTTTTCCTCCCGCTACTGGACCTTGGGGAACTCAAACACATTTTGGCCTTTTTGACTCTGATTCTTTAAGCGGAGCTACTGGAATTTTATGGGGGGCGTTAAATGTGCAAAAAAACATAAATTTAGACCAAGAAGCTCGATTTACTAGTCCAGATTTGTTAATCACTCTAAACTAGATTAAAAAATAGTTTAGAAATTAACATGATCTTGAAAATCATAATTACCTATATATTCAACATTTGTCTCTATTATTAAAACTTTCATGAATATTTCCTTCACAAAACATCCTCACGAAATGGGTAGAACCTATTTAGGTCATATGTATTTTGCTATCTCACTTAGTGTGAAATTAATTTTAATTGGTATAGCTGCATTCATTCATGCGATTTTCCCATTTTTCTTTGTCACTACTGCTAGTTCTAGTATTAAAGATATGTATAATAAATTACAATCCTCTTAACCAAAGACAACAAAGTATAACAACCACCATATAAATAAGTAGTAATGGTGACATCAGAGTTTTAAACGGCAATCTCTTCAGAAGCCACATCAATATTTTTAGTATTTTCATTGCCGTTTCTCATGAATAGTTGGCAAATTCCACACTAAGTCTCCAATTTTTCCAATCGAAGTTAGTTTCTTTATAATAATTTGGTGGATAATTTCATTGTTTTCATCTCTTACTTGTGCCCAAGCTTCTCCGTGTTCGATAGAATTTTCTGCTTCAATAGTAGCCTCTTTTAAATTTTCTGTTTCTAGAATTGTTCCACTGAATGAAGTAACAACACTGTATTTCATATTACGTCTCCTCAACAAATCCAGAGACATCTTTCTTCATCGAACCTTTGGCAGAAAGTCCAACTATAAAACCCGGACCCTTATCTAAAAATCTTAAGTCATTTTTGTTTCCGTCAAGGACAGGAAAATCTTTCCAAATTCGTGGCATTTTCTTTTTTCTAAAAACTACAGCAACATTAGTTTTTTTATTTGATAAAAGTGATATACATTTTTCCTCATTTAATTCGCTCCGTGATGCAGTAAGGGAGTAATTTTCTGGCATTTCATAGTTAAATCGTTCTAGTCTTTTTGTATAATCATAGAAAATAATATCTTGAAATTCAGTAAATAATGAACTGTATACACGTTCCCATGGAATATCTGATAAAACATTTAATCTGACAGCAAGCTGTTTATTAGTGAGCAGAGCTGACCGCCTATATTGAGCAATTTCTTCAAATAACATTTTACGAAATATTGTGCGTTCTTGAAAAAATAATAGTGTTTTTGCTATTCTAGCAAGATTTATTCTCTTAAAATATCGTGCACGTCCTTGAAAAAATAAACAATCTGCTGAACATGCTGGACTTGCATCCTTACATACATTATATCCAGAAGATGTATGGGGAGCAAGACTTAATCCAACTGTAAGATATTTAGTTGAATATAGATTTGAAAGTGCTAGCTTATAATTATCATTACCGTGAGACAACAATTGATGGATGATATATAGTTTTCCATCAGGAAGTTTTATTTCTATTTTGGTTTTCAATCTAATCACCATACTGAAGTAGTTTTCACGGGTAACGAGTTCCAAAATCTTTTAGTTCCCTTGCTATCATCAACATTATACTCATCGTGTGGTAGTAAGTCAATTATTCTACGACACATATTTGTAGCTACGCCCAACTTTCTGAATTTGGGGCGAACATACACACCGAGACGTAATTGTCTATAGCCTGATCCTAAACGATTATCTTCATCAAAACAAATAGACCAACCCATTGGTTTTGTATCAGAAATATTTTCAAAAGAAACGCACATACATTTTATGTCGGAACGATAACTCTGTGACATCCACTCGGAGCCAAAAGCTCCTCGTAGGTAAACCTGCTTCGTAAGAAGCAGGGTGCACATTTTTGATATATTTTTTTTGGATGTATAACAATGATAAATCATCTTATTTTCTTTGTAGGTCGGGGCATGTTTTAGGAATCATCAGAGTTTCATCACTAAAGATAGCATCAGTTTTGTCGTAAAGTTCTTGTATTTGCATTTTAATCTCCTAATTTGGTTGGTTTTTTCGAAATCTCTGATTTCTTATTTTTCTTTCCTCTTTTCTTACTATTTTTACGTCTTGCATCAATATTTTCCCATGCCTCTGCCATCTTTTCAGCAGACCAAAATTTATAAAGTTTATGTTCTTTTCCTGATATAAAGGATAGTTCAAATGTTGGCTTATCACTTAATTTATCTTTGTCGAATTTTAGTTGTTGCTTTTTGATTTTAATTTCTCCTCTTAAATTAGTTGTTTAAATTCATTTTCGTTTACATCCCATTCATCACCAGAATAAATCTTTTCAGTTCTCATATCATTAACAACTTTTAATACTGTATATTCACAAACACGAATCTTATCATAATTCTCATAGAACGGCAAGCACACCACGTTTAGTGGTGATACTTTCACTTCTAACATAATTCCATTACTATAATAGCTCTTGCAGAAGTTAAAATTAGCAATGTGTAAGCCATAAGAACATGTTTTCTCTGGATTAGGATCTACTTCACTTCTTTTTACTTTTACAACTTTTCCAGGAGTATTTGAAAACTTTCCACTATGAATGTCTACAAATGTTTCTGGCTTGTCCAAAACTCCTCTTACTCTTTTCCATGCGATGAAATCTCCATCTACACATAAAGGGAAATGATGACTTTGAGTACATTCAAATAGTCTTGTAATACATCTTTGATCAGGATTTTCTTTCAACTTATTCCAGAAATTAATAAGAGGTTTCAAAATAGCTCCATCATTTACAAATTCCTTCATCCTTAAACCTAGTTCATGTGGAACTTTTTCATCACGAAATTTAATATAATCATTTTCTCCAACTTCAAGATCTTCGTGTAGATTCTCAATCTCATTTTTAAATGCATAAAGAATATGTCCTATATCCTCGTTATTACATCCACCACGGATAGCTTTAACGAGCTTGTTTCCAATAAGACTTGTCCTATCATATGTTCGTGCATCGTCATCAATATATATTGTTATGGATTTTCCGGTAATATTATAATTCATCTTAATCTCCTATTTTTGGAAAAATGACCATTAATAAAAGCTGTTAATTCTTTTGTTATCTCCATATATGAATCGGCTTGTTGTAGCAAATGTAATATAGGATATTCATCTAAAAGTTCCGTGTATCTTTGTGTTATTTTTGAAATATCAAACTTAATTTTTTCTTTATCTCTTAAGTGTTTTAATAATCTTAAAGTAGTTTCATTTACGCCCCATTTCTTGAAAAAAACTGTATACTTTAGAAAGTCTAGTTTTTTAATATCATATCGATCCATTCTATTTAACAAACCTTCTGATAAATCTATCGCTATAAAGATTTCGTCCCTTTGCTCTGTTAATAGTTTGTTATATACCTCCCTTTTTAAATAGTCTTCCCACTCTATCCAATTTGGACCTAATTTCGGAGTCTTAATTTTTGCTGTTAATTCGTATACTTTAACTGGACCTATACCTTGATGAGGAAATAATTTCATTAAATCTTCTTTAGTATAAACAACCTCATTTTCTGTATCCCACTCAATATGTTCATAGTTCCATGAGTCGTATCTGCGTGTCCTAACTCTAATTTTTGTTTTCGGTTCTCTTTTCTTTCTTATCTTTGGTTTTAATTTTCGTGTGCCTTCATCGTATTCAAATGCTCTTAGCTCTGTCAAATTAAAACATGGTTCTAACCTTGGTAGAATTCCTTCTTTAAGGATATACACATATTCATAATCTAATTTTAGCAGAGCTGTAATTTTTCCCTTATCATAAGTAGTAAATCTTTTACTTACAACTTTATCTCCATATCTATCTGTGTATTCTTCCTCTTCTTTATCAAATATTACAAAAGCTACTTTATCAAAATATTCTATTTTTGTTTCTTGAAGTGGTGAACGTTTATAATAACCACGATTCTCCCCATTATATAACACTAAATCATTATTTACTGGGGAATCTAATTCACCAATAGATATATTTTTTGTATTTATAGTAGTAGGATATGTAAAAGTTTCATTATTCCACGTCCATTCTTGAGATTTAACATAACGATTATTTAGAATTTTTAAAACGTCTAAGATATTTTTTTCTTCTTTAATTTTTTTTTCTATAACTTTAGTATACTCTATGTTAAATAATGTAACCTTTTCTTTTATAACATTTTTAGTTTCTTCGGATATTTGAAGTTTCTCTCTATTAGCAGAAATTTCTACATCACCTGTTTTAAATTTAAGAACTAAATCCATTGGTATAGTTACATCATCATCACTTTCTACTCCTGGTGGAATTTTTAAGTAACTACGTTGTCTACGTTTTCCTCTCCAGTTTTCTGTATAACTTCCAAATTTATAGGGAATATAATCGCACAAACAATTAAATTGTAATTTAGAATCTTTTGGATAAAGTATCCAATTTTTTGTTTTTATTAATGGTTCCAGTTGATCAATTTTAAATCCTCCATAATATATAGGTTGTGGATTCCAATGTTGGGTATAATAATATGTTTTTTCAGTAAAATCTTTTATATCTGTTGGTTTTATAGGAATTTTTATTGTAGTTCCTGACGGTTCATCTGTTGGTTTTGAAGAGACCAATTTAACTTTACCAATACCTGTCTCATCTATAAAAGCTGAATACATATAAGAAACACTTTCATAGACTGTCAGTATAGTAAATTGATCAGTTATGCTAAAAGGGCATTTTGCCCCCAAGCCGTAACCCCCTGTCTCTTCATTACTTTTACGTTTAGTAGATTCTCCAAATACACAATAAACATTTTCCATTCTTGATGGAGATATTCCAGGACCACTATCTTTTAGAACATAGTATTCGCCAGGAATCCATATTTCAATGGGTTTGTCTTCATTTCCAGCTTCTCTATTAGCATCACGAGCATTAGAGGAAATCTCTCTACAAATAGATCCAATTGGATCTTCATATAGTTTAGAACGCAGAATTTCAAACATAACCGCATTATTAGAAATTCTAAAACTGATATCCTTACCAACAATATTTGTCTCAACTTCATATTTCTTTTCCGGTAGTTTCACTTAACATTCCTTTATAATCAGTTATAGATATACATTTTTCAAAAAAATAAGCACTATTATAAATATTAATGATATCATCTTGAATATAAACTATTTTAAAATAGGATTCGTCATCAGAATATGGACTTCCTAAAAAATCTGATACAAAAATGTATTTGTTCGTAGGTAAATTATCGTAGTCAATATTTTTGTAATCTATAATTATATAAGTAAATGAATTATTAAGAGATGATAAATGCTCAATAAATCTTTTGTGACTTTTACTGAGCATTATTGGTAATCTAATCAAAACCTGCGACTTATCTGTTTTTAACAGTTCATCT